GATGTAGCTCCGTCTCGTGGGCTCGGAGATGTGTATAAGAGACAGCTTCTGCATCTGTCTGTTTGCATGGTCTAGTTTGAGATATGCCATCAGCATCAACGGAGAGCCGTCTACGAGCGTCTGTGGCGCGTTTTTGCAATGAAGTCGATAAAGTTATCATCTAGCATCCAAAACGCCTTAAAACAAGCTTTCTCGTGGAGTCGGCAAAAACAAAAGGCTGTCATTGCTGACAGCCCATATGCTCAATCCATCCAAGTGTACTCTTGGAACCGTTGAATCTGCTTGTTAAACGTGATGGGGAGGTCGCCTATCTCGCCTTCCTTGTTCTTGCTTAGCCGGAACAGGTATTTGTCTGGGTTGTCGCTGGATAGAAGAATGATTGCATCTGCGTCCTGTTCAATCTGTCCGCTCTCTCGCAAGTCGGAGTTAGTAGGCGTTGCTCCGGGTTTGGATGGGTTTCGATTAAGCTGTGCCAAAGCCACCACAACAATGCCTGTGGTCTGTGCCAGTTCGTGCAGGGCAATGGATATGGCTGTAATGGCGGCATATCTGTCCTTTGCGCCTGTTTCGTGGATGAGTTGAAGATAGTCTACGAAGATGACCTGAGCCTTTTTACGGAGAGCCTGAGCCTTCATCCACGCCACGTTCTTTCCGGCAGCGGAGCGGATATATAGGGGCATCTTCATGTTTTTTGCCTGTCCGTCAATCTCATTCAAGCTGACCGCCTTATTTTTCACCGTGTCCAGAGGGCAGTATATTTGATTAGCCATCAGACGTGCGCCCAGCTTGCGTTTGCTGGTTTCTAGGCTGAAATAGTACACGGTGTAGTTCTGCTTTGCCATGCTTGCTGCTATTTGCAAGGACAAGGCTGTCTTGCCCGCAGACGGTCTGCCGCCGATGATGATAAAATCACCCGGTGAGATGTGCAGCGCTTCATCCAAACGCTCTAGGCCTGTCTTGATGTACACAGGCTTCTCGTCCATGTGAAGCACATAGTCGTTCAGCACATCCTCGTATGTCCACGCATCTTCTTCCTCAGCTTTCAGGCTCATTGCCTCGCCCATCTGCTGGTAAATGTCTGATAAATCAGAATAGTCAGTAAGCTCGCTGGTCATCTGAAATGCCAGACCTTGCACACGAGTGAGTGCAGCTTGTTCTCTGATAAGCTGTGCCCAACGCTGCATCTGCTCCCTGTCAATTCGTACACACTCTGATTCACAGGTCTGTACACACGATAAGAGCGTCTGCGCTACGTCTGGATGCTGCGTGTTTATCTCGACTATATCTATCTTTCCTCTAGCCGTCCAATAGCCCTGAACAGCCGCAAAAGCGTCTCTCAGCTCAGGTCTAAACAAGTCAAGTTCAAGGTCTGGTATGATTTCATCCACAACGCCCGGCTTGCAGAGCATTAGCGCACCGATAAATACCGTTTGAACGTCCATTGTCATAGTCTAGGAAACTCCATCTCCGTACTTTGCTCGTACTGGTCATCCTGTTTCAATGCGTAAATGTCCTGCCATCCGGCATAGATACTTTGGTCGAGAATGGCTTTCCAGTCATGCCGATCAAACTTTTCCAGCTTGTTGCAAAGCATCTGTTTTGCTCGGTCTGTCATAGGCTTTTTAATTCTTGTACGCATCTGTGCGAACTCTCGCAGGGATTCCAACAGGGCTTTATCGCCATGAGCAAAGTCGGAGAAGATGTCAGGTTTCTTCTTGACTGCACTCTCCGGCAAGGTCTTGACGCTCGTCTGACTGTCAGTTGATACTATCGGTTCATTGTCATTTGACTTTGAGCTCATAGATGGGCTGACTTTCATCTCATTTATGACATGAGGATGAGCTGACTTTCGTGTAGACCATCCTTTTGACGCAATATCGCTTCTTTTCGATTTTTCATCGAGTAGATGTTTAATCAAAATGAAACAAGATTCTGCTTTTTTTGAATTCAAAGTCGTGTCTTTTTCTTCAAAAACGTATGCACAGATTGCATCGTAGAGTTCCAATTTTTCTTTACTTTTGAGTGTGGAGATGGCTTCAAAGTAGTATCGTTGGAATGTAAAGCTGTCTCGTTTTTTGTCCATACTCAGTCCTCTTTGTAGCGTTTGTTCTATGCTTCGATAGCATCCTCTGCCGTGTCAAACAGTGCGCCACCCATGCTTTGATTGTCTCCATCAGTGCAAAGGATACATTTGCCCCATCCTTCGTGATGCAAGTCATAAGAAAGCCCGCTCCACGGGTCTTGTTCGTACTCGCATCCCAAATGACCATGAAAGTTGCCTTCATCATCGCACACGCCAATGTAAACTGCGTTCTTGCCGCAGAACGGGCATCTCTTGAGTTCTTCTATCTTTAATCCTCCTTAAAATAGGCACTCAGCGTCAGGTTCACGCAGCCAGCCTTCGCCCGGAATGTTGACTATCTCATAATACTGCCGTGCAACGTAGATTGTTTTCTGCCCATCCTCAGCAATCAGGCCGACAATCAGATAGTTGCCAGCAGCCATAAAGAACCAAGGGTTGCTCTTATAGGTCTCGCCCTTCATCCAGTTCTTCATCCTATTCACGGCTTTTTCAATGTCCTTATCGGGGCAGTCCGGGTTGTCGTACGCAAAGAAATCCTCAGGAAATTTAAGTTTTTTCACTTTCTAAATCCCTCTCTCGTTCTCATAATTCGTTTGCAACCTTCATGTAGCTTTTCGCCTTTACGGTATAAAGGCCGATTGTGCTTCTGCTTGATGTAACCGCACTGCGTTTCGGACTGCCTGATAGCATTTGAAAGCTGTTCAAGTGATGCAGCGCATCGATTCACCGCTTCTGTTAACGCTTCAAATCCATCCATATTTAGTACTCCGTAGGCGGTTCAGGCATAGGCATCCAATGTGTAACATTTTTGAATGGGATGCACTCTCTTGCTTCACACCAACCACCGTTTACATCATAATAGGCTACCCAGTCACCAGCTTTTTCGTCGTGAATCAGAACATAATCGCTGGCAAAATCATTTTTCGGAATATCTGGCAATCTATCCTTGACATTAATCCAATTGCTCATGCTCATCACCTCATATCATCGGAAACGCCATCCAATACGTTACCGTCACATCTTTCGGCAGTCTCTCGCCTATCTCGTCCCAGAACTGACCGTCTGCGTAACAGCCGATAAAGTATGCTGTCGGCGAGATTCCTTGCAACATTTTTCCATCTTTATCACGCCACGTTGTCTTAGTCGCAAGCAACAAAGGCTGCGTTCGCTCTCGTGGCGGTTCGCTTGCCGGATGCCAAAGCGTGTTACTCATAACCTGTTCTCCATCAAAGAACCACAGTTCGGGCAGTAGTTGTAGCGGTCTCTGTTGTTTCTCGCATGGCAATTGCTGCACATGAACCTCGTCTTATCTTCGTCTTGCGCAATCCATTCAGCGGTACGCTCTAAGGCTGTCGGGGCATCTTCCACAACGTCAATGGCATCGCCAATACCGCAAGCACGGCATCTTACTCCATTGTAATTCTCGCAACCATTGCAATATGCTTTCTTGATTCTTTCAATAAGTGCGTTTCGTTCAAGGTATTCTGAATAATTATCCATTGTCTTTCACCTCGATTGTTGGCGCAGCGTCGATGTAATCTAACAAATCTTCCAAGTCACATTCCTGATACCGATATTCCGTAGAAAATTCTTCGCTAAACTCCTGTATCCATTCTTCAACACGCTTCCGCAGTGCATTGGCATCAATTGGCCGAGTGTCTATTGTTAGATTTGCATTCAATAGTGATTTTCGGTCAAACATTTCTCTCCCGCATTTGGGGCATCTCCATCCAGAACAGGTCGCCTTAAGGTTTGTAAAATCGTAAAAACACTTGTAAACGAGGTCATCTACTCTTAGCATTTCGATTTTGCACCACGGGCAGTCAACTTTCATTGTCCTTTCTCCCTTCAATCTCCTTGCAAACCGCCTTGTAAAACGCATTCCACGTCTCATAGTCGCAGGAATCGCCAAAGTCAAATCCTGTCCGTTTTCGCTCTGCGATGTCACGTTCAAAACAATCCAACGTCTTGTTCGTCAGCTCCGGCAAAAGCGATGTGATGTATCTGCAAACAAGGCTAGGCATATACGACCGTCTGCCCAAGCAGTAGCGGACAGCGCAGTTGCAGACCGCACCGAAGTCGTCATTGGTAGGGTCTACCATGCCTTTCAGTGCATCGTCCTTTAAATCATACTCCTTACACCCAAGAGAAATTGAAAAGCTACGAAAATCAATATCTGTACATTTTTTACGTCCGCTTTCAATGTCTTGTATGTAACGAACGCTAACGCCAATTCGGTCAGAGAGTTCTTTTTGCGTAAGCCCCATCCATTTTCTGCTTGCCTTAATCTTCTCCCCTGCTGTCATCTTTCTTCTCCCATTCCTTGCATCCGCGTTCGTCCCACACGAAGTCTGCAACGTGTTCTGACTGGTCGTTCACGCATACGCCCTCCGGCTCTGCGTACCATTTGCAAGAGCCACAGGACGGCTCAGATTTGTTCTTGCAGGATTCTGCTGTGCACCGTATAGCCTTGCCAGCAGAGAACTGCTTGATGCCCATGCAAGAGCAATGTTCGGTTGTGCAGTAGAAGTTCATTCCTCTATCTCCTTCCATCCGATAAACTCACACAATCCAACGGTGTTACTGGAGCAACGATGGATGAGAACTTTATCGCTTATTTTGAACTTTGCGATAAACCCAATTTTGCTTTCTTCCATTTCGTTTTCAAACATCCAATCAACAATGTCTTTGTCGATTCTGACATCGCCTTCGTCCGTCATGGTTGCAAAGCACTGTTTGCATCTGTAAAGAGCACACTTTTTCATTTTCTTTGTCCTCTCTTTCCCCTGTTGAACCGCCCGATCACTCGCTTATACTCTGCATAACACTCCGGGCAAAGGTCGCCTGTGTCCCTGCGCCATGCCCAGTCCTTGAAGTATTCGTCAGGGTTCATCATCCTGCCGCCTAGAACTGCTCCGCAGCGGTCACACACTCGCTTGTGGTAGATTCCTCTGTCAGTCTGCATTCTTCTCCACCTCTCTGTACTCCACGTCAATCCCCTTCGGCAAAGCCGTCTGGTACTTCTGTGCCAACTGTTCTGCGCTCTGGGCATCGCCCAACGGCTGTTCAGGCGGCGCAACGGTGACTTCCACGTTGTCACGCATACCAAAGTAGTTTTTAGCTCGGAAAATCCACTCTGCCGGGTTCTCCTGACCATACATACCGTTGTACGCCCACATGGACTGCATTTGCAGAATCAGCTTCAAGATATACTTCTGCTGCAAGCTGTCGTCACGGCGCTTGCCAGCCATAATCTGCTTCAGGCTCACCCATTCGATGCCAAGCACCAGTGCAATCCATTCCACCACAGGGGAGATTCTGGCTTCGATACAAGCGTCAAAGAAGAAGTCAAGACGCTGCTGCACTTCAATCGGGTTGTTCATGTCCACGCTCGGAAGGTCGCCAAAATACTTGGCTGCAATCATGCCGATGACCTTCTTGTCCTCTTCATCGCCGATTCTCGACTGCAAATCACCTGTGTTCAGCATCTTAGACCTCGTGATCGCTAACTCCTGTTGCTCTTTCACCTTTTTACTCACCTGTGAGCGGATAGATTTCCGCTTGTTAAGCATCTGTTGTTTCTTCTTCTCACGCTCTTTCTCGCGCTTCGCAGCGGCTTCTTCTTTCGCCTTTTGCGCCCGCTTCTCACGCTTTTTCTTTTCAGCTTCGGTAAGTGGCGGTCTGCCACGACCACGCTTCGGGGGTGTTGCCAAGAGTTCTCACCTCTTCATCTTCTTTTCGATGCTGTCCAACTTCCATGCGATTTGCCAGACTGCACAGCAACCGTCCAACTGCCGCCACCATGCGCACTTTTCTTTTTCGCATACGCACCGACCAAGCGGATTGCTGGTCATCTTCATCGGGCAGTAAAGTTCGTTGTCCATGATTTTTCTTAGCCCTCCAACTGGAGATAAGCGTTTACCATCTTGACGGGAAAATACTCATCTATCTGCAAAAAATCGCCGTTTTTCAGGTTGATGCCGCCAGACAACTCGCTTGTCGAAAGCTCCACGCTGGCTTTCATGAAAATTTCGCCGCTTATTTCAAACACATCTCCACGTTTCAAGCTCCCAAAATTGGCTTCTTTTCTCTCAATATCGCAAATTTTCATCATTTCCACCCCATCATAACAGCTGTACAAACGACCAGACACACGTTGACGAACAGCCAGAAAAGCATTGTCTGACGTTCTTCAAACAGGTTGTCTACCGTGTCTTTGATTGTCCGTTCGGACTGAACCACTACCGCCAGCAGGACTAGGCAGACCAGCCAGCGAGTTGCAAATTCAAACATTGTTATCCTCCATCAAATCATCCATGCTTAACTGACCGCTGATGTTGTCATCTTCCATCCACCAGCGAAAAACGTCCATGCCAGTCTGCCAGTCGCACGGCAAGCATTTTACTTTTCTGATATTAAGCATTCGTTCAAACGCTGAGATGTACATTTTCTCGTAGGCAGGCCATCGCATAAACTCACGCTGTCTGCCCCCCCTACCGGCCATAGGACAGCCGATGCAGCCAACACGCTTCTGCCCTTCGCAATATAACGGATTGATAGGCAGGTGTTCGCTGTGTGTGTAGTCCCACACGTCATCGTCAGACCAGTCCACGATCGGATTGACGGTCATCTTGCCCTTAAGGTTGCAGGTTTCGAACAGTTGTCGTTTTTCATCGTTGTCGCCCATCATCGTAATTCTTTTTTCTTTGTTACGATGGTTAAACTCCATAATTCCACGATTGTTTTTTCTCGATGTCGACTCAGCCCAACGAACGCCAGTTGCAATAAAGCGATTTTTACCAGATGTTTCTTTCAACACAGAACAACAGTAACGCATAAGCCTCGTTGGTGGAACCATGATTTGCGGAATCAGCGTCCACATGGACACAGGCTTGTCCTTGTAGCGTGGCATGACGATGGAGCATTTGATTCCCCGTTCTTCCATCGCCTTGAACTGCTCACGGATGAAATAGACTGTCTCCGGCGCATCTGCTGTGGTATGGCTGTTGACCACCTCAAAGTTGATTCCTGCACGTTCAGCCAGAGCCACAAGCACCTGTGAATCCTTACCGCCAGAGTATGTGACCATGAGCGGTTTCTTGTACCGATGCTCGGATAGCTTTGCAGCGTCCTGCAACCGTGCGATAGCAAGCTGTTCTTTATCCACTTTTTCTCAGCCCTCCGCATCTTCAAGAAATGTGATTGCGTTTTCTACCCTCAAAGATGCAGATTCGAGCATATCAACTGCGTTCTTTGAGATTTCGTATGCATCCATATTACGCATAGACTTCTGAATTTTTATAAAAGCAGCAGATTCTTCACCGTATAGTGCATCAATTTGCAGCTTCAACTGGCTAAGCGAGTCTGCGATTTCGTGGATATGCTTTCTTCTGTGCTTATTCATCAGCTCCACCTTTCCCTCAGCTCTTTTTCGACCTGTTCTGACTTTGCGGTGATGTAATCTGCAAACTCGTCAGGGGTCATGTCCTCTTCTTTGAACTTGCCGACCATCTCCCAGTACCTGTCACCGATGCGGATGATTTTCTGCACCTGTTCATCGGTCAGGTCTGCATCGCACCGAAGGTTCTGAATCAGTGCGCCCCATGTGGATGTAATGCCATCCAGAGCCATACGGAAGCCATATAACTGGTTCTGTCTTGCGATTTTGCGGAGGTTTGCTGACATTGCCTGTCTGCTAGACGATGGACGGTTTCTATGCTTATTCATCTGACTTCTCCTTTGCTTCAAGGCGAGAGAGCCAACGCTTGTATTTAGCGTCCTCAATCTCACGCTCTGCGTCCCAAAATTCGCATTCGGAATCGAGGTTATCTCCAAACCAAGCATCGCATAAAGCGGTGACTGCGTTACTTATGTCCGAAAATTCTTCTATCAAATTTGCTTCACACTCCGCAACGCTCTTCGGTGTCGGGTTCGTACCATCCAGCGCACGGCGCAACTTCAACGCAGCCTGTGCCAGTTCGGATGCTTCTTCTGCCAACTGCGCCAAGATTTCCGTCTCGGGCAGAATGTTCGAAACTTTTTTACTCACTTCTGTTCTCCTTTCAGCCAGTCGTTCAGCTTTGCCATGCAAGAGGGGCAAAGGACAACGGTTTCATCTCTTATCGAGTAAATTCCTTTATCATCGCCAGAAAGGCACTTTACAATAGAATTGCTTTCAAATTGGTCAAGTTCGTCATCAAACGGTGTCATGTATTTCACATCGTTGGAAAGCGGAAACGCTTCGCCACACCTATCGCATACCATTGTCATTTTCATTCTCCATTCTCTTTAGCAGCCCATCCACGTCATACCGCCAATGGACACGCAGCCTTTTTGCTTTTACCTCTATCCCCTCTTGCTCTGCCCACTGCCAAGGGATGCTCTTGCGGCTCTCGTTGTAACGGAACGTCAAAACCTTGCTGGCAGGGATTGCAAATGTGCGGTTGACCGCTCTGTAATTGACTATCACATGGGCGGTCTGACCGCTGTACCCCATTGCATCCACCATGTCCGTGATGTGTTTTTCCTTGTGGTATTTGCACTTTGCCTTGTCGTACTTGCCGAGCACCTTTTCCAGAGGGATAGAGGGCGTTTCAATGGTTTTTAGCTCAAACAGGTGGTTCATCGGGTATCGGTACACAAGGAAGTCGCAGATGTTGTCGATGGAAAAGGACAGGTTCTCGTTGCCGCCGTAGTAGGTGGCAGCGCTGTCTTTCAGACGGTAGCACCACGCATCGGATGGGATGGATGCTTTGAAGTCCGCTTCAAACTGCTTGCCAGTGTTCATTCGTCACCTTTCATATCAAACCACATCATACAAATTCTGTAGTCTCCAATACCTGTTCATTGTCGGACACCGTAACCACCGTATCGTTCGTAACTTCTACTTTCGCGCTCATATTTCCACATTTCCAGAACGGCTTAAAAGCAGTATTGTAATTATCGAAGTAGGCGTACTTTCCATCAAAGAAAAATTTTCCGTACATCGTTTTATACTCGCAATTTGGTTTAAGCGTAAGTAACTTTGCTTGCTTTCCAATAAAATGTGGAACTTTGTTCTCTTGACTCGGAGACTTTGCGATAAGCTCGACATAAACCTCTGGAAACAATTCACGAAGCTGTCTCAAGAATATTGGAACTTCGTCATTTTGATAAGAATCAATTTCTCCGCCCATAAGAGCCATCGGTTTACATTTGCAGATATTCAAAACATTATCAGCTGTAAAAATTTCCTTTGGGACAAAAAGTATTTTACTGCCGCTTCCCCAAGGCCCATCAACTTTCAAAACGTCATTTTCGATTTTCAATCTTACATATGCTAATGACAGAACCGCATCGTCTCCGATGCGAACAATTTTCAAATTACTAGAGTATTGAAGCACCCCATAATTAGGATCTGACTTTACGCTGTTTTTTACCTTTGTAAACATCTTTGAGCGTTTCGTTCCGCCATCAATAGTTTCAACATTTCCGACTGGACAACGACTAGAAAATGGTTCTGTAACGCAAAGACATTTTCCATGCTTACATGCAGAACATTCGTTTGCTTTATCACAATAGATGTATTCTGCCCTAAGCCTGTTATTTCTTGAACCGTCTCCATACAAATGTACGCAAATCGCTTCGTTCATCCTCGCTCACCTCTAAATTCACTTCCGAGATACCGCTTCTTGCCACGTTCACGGTGCTTGTCCTCATAATCACGGTGGTACACGCTCTGGCTGTGGTTCAACTCATACACGAATGCCTTGCGTTCCTCGAAGTCTTTCTTCTCTGCCTTGTACTTTTCGCAAGTGTCGTGGCAGGCTTGGTGGCGTGCTGTGCAGTTGAGACAACAGGTAATCATCTTTCCAAACGCCCGTTCAGCCAGATAGCACAGCTCTTATATAAGGTAGGCGGTCAAGACGAAGAAACTTCTTCGCATATAGTTTCGAGTTCTTCAACATCTGCTGGCTCAAAAACAAGAGATGCGCCTTCGCATTCATATTTCTTTGCTTCCCAATCCATTTTGAATTTTTCAAAATCGTTCTTGTATCGGGGGAATGGATGCATTTGCTCTGCGTAATAAACGCCCATCATAACTTTTTTATCATCTTCTGGCTTCCAGCTTTCGAGATGATAGCTTTCGTGGTTGTCGTATTCCCAAAGAGACAACTCAACAATCAATCCAGAAAAAGCATCGTACATCTGTTGGAGACTTTCAAAATCCCGATAAACCATCCCTTGCCCCTTGTGGGATTCTTTGATTTGTTCGATGCTTTTCCCGCCAGTTTTCAGGCGGCATCGAACTACTTTCGGACGGTAAAACATAACGTTCCTTTCTCGCCTTTTGTTCCGGTAGCGTAACCGTTAGTTAAAAGGGAGCGAACCGTCGTCCTCAATCACGGAAAAGTCATCGTTCACACCCTGCGAGTAGCCGGAGCCAGACCCACCAGACAGCGTTTTCTTCTGTCTGACCTCATAATCGCCGGAACGAATCTTGTCCACGCTGGTAAAGCGGTCAACGACCAGCTTCGTCTTGACGTTGCCATCGTTGCCCATGTACTCCTCCTCACGAAGAACCACGCCGACCAGCTTGCCACGCAGGGTCTTTTCATCGTTGTTGAACTTGTAGCCGGGATTGGACTGCTCCACAGCGGTGATGAAGCCCTTGAAGAACGGCAGCGCCTTTTCCTTGTAGCTCTTGATGGTCTTGCCACCCCACGCCCATTCGCCCGGATTCAGCTTGCCACGCTCAATAAGGGAAGCGGTCTGCTCACGCCAGTAACCCTTGAACTCGCCCTCTGCGACTTCCCACTCGATGTTCAGGCGCTCCTTTGCAGGCTCGTCCGTTGCCTTGCAAATACCGGCAACATAGCCGCCAACAGGCAAGTCACGGCGTTCGGTGGCTTCCTGTACGTCATTCCAGTTGATGTTCTTCATCTGTTACTCTCCTTTGTTATCCGGCTGAACCGGGATGTTATAATACTCACGGATGGTCTTGTCTACGGCGGCAAGGTCGTTCTCGATCAGCGCATCGTTGAACATCCCTAGCGGGGTTTTCACGGTGTCCATCCCATCGTTGCGAGTGCTGAACAGGTATCGCCCATCCTGCACAACGGTTTTCAGGACGATGGTGAAGTACCCTTCCACGCAGACCTTCTCGTCCAGCAGCTTGCCAATGGTCTTGAATTTCTCGCCGCCATCGCCGTCACGCTCGCTGTGTCCAAAGAAGTAGACAATCACATCGTCCGGCAGCTCCTTCGCCCGCATCAGCAGGGCGTTGAAGTTGGCTGCCATGTCGGTGAACTTCTGGTATCCGGCAACCTTTGCGTTCCGCATGAACTCGCCGGTCATAAGGTAGGTGGCATCGTCAATGACGATGGACTTACGCTTAGTGCTGTGGATTGCTGCATCAATCTTGCCGTAGTCATTGGTAATGTACGTTTTCATGCTGCTTCGGAACGGAAGCGGCTTTCCAAGCACGTTGATAACCGCCACCTGTTCCGGGTCAAAGTTCCGAAGCGATGCGGACTTTCCGCTGCCGGAATGACCATAGACCATTACTAATACTGCCATCAGTTATTCTCCTTCCTCGCTTCTCTCCTCGCTTTACGGCAAGCCGAGCAACGCTTGGGCAGTGCCATGTTATGCGATTCAAAGAAAATGCACTCTGCACGAGAAACCTTGAATGCTTTGCCGCAGTCACGACACGTTTTCTCAATGCTTGTGCTCTCGTCCCACGAAGCCCTTCTTGCGGCATCTTCTACAGCAAACGCTTCATTAAGGCTGTCACAAAAGCTCCTAACAAGCGTGTGCTGCGGTGCGTGACCGTTCTTGCGAAGCGTTTCCTCCAAGCTGTTCCTTTTGCAACTTGTGCAAAGAGTTTCGGTGCTGTTTGGAAACACCGAAAAAGGCTTATTGCACTTTTCGCAGTACTTAATTTCTTTCTTGTATTTGCCCATTTTCTTTCCTTTCTTCGGCTTCATTAGGCATCATTGTTCTTACTTTGGCTTAATTTGGCTGTATAAAATCAACCAGCCATCAGGTCTGCCAACCGTGCGCGGAGGTCTTTCAGCTCTGCTTCCCTGTCCTCAATCTCAGACTGCAAGTCCTCAATCTCAGCTAGACGGTCAGTTTCTTTGGTTTCTGCCATCTGCTCGTTGGTCATAAAGTACACGCCGTCCTCCGGCTCGGTCACGCCACCGAATCTGTCAAGGTTAATCATCTTTTGGTCTTCCTCTCTTGCGTTCTTCTTTGATTTGCAACGCACTGTACCACTGGTCTTTGTCAATTTCGATGGTAGACCACCGATGGTTGCAGGCAATACACTTTTTTCTGCGAACGATGCTGTCGTGGTCAGACCGGCTGTCAACCGTTGTGATGTTGTCACTGCCGCACATCGGGCATTTCATCGTGCACCCCTCCAACCGTTCGTGTGGTTGGCAACCCGCTTGATTTTGTGGCATTCTTGCTCGCTTCGCTCTTCCTCCTCGGCGCTAACAGCCAGCGCGCATAGGACAATGGCCGTTGCGAGAAGCCCGCAGGACACGATCACCCAGCCAAGCATCTGCGCTGTGGTCTGGCATCCTTGAATCGCATCACCGCAGCCAACTGCTGCGATAGCCGCGACCAGACCAAGCATGGAAAGCGCCATTCCTTTCAAAGTTTTCATTGGTTCTCCTTAGTTCAAAATGATGTCAAACATAAACGGTTTGCTTTTGTTTATCACGATTGTTGCGTTCAGAACCTGCGCTATCTTTGCAAGCGTTTTAGTTTTAACACCAGTCTTGTACGGTTCTTTGTTCGGACTAGTGATGTTGTAAACTGTTTGCTCGGACAACCCGCTCCTGTGAATAAGCTCAAGAGCGCTCATGTTTCGCTTTTTAAGCGCTGCTTTCAGTGTCATCTGTTCTCTCCTTAGCTTTTCACTGAATGCCCAAAAATCCAGATGGTTGCCATCAGAGCGCCAATGCCAATGATTGCACGCGTTGCGTTTACGCCAACCAGAAGGTCAATCCGGTGAATCAGCCAGAAGTTCAGCAGAAACGCTGCTAGAACCAGTGCTAAGACGATTCCCCAAATCAGGACGATTTCTACCAGTGCTTTCATTTTTGTCCTTTCTGTTATGTATGTGTTCCAGCCGGTCTTTCTCCCGGCTATGCCAGCGAATTTCCCGCTTTCCGTAGTATTTACCGTTCATAGGTCAACTCCCCTGTTGCAAGCATCTGCGATACCTCGCCGTAATGCTTTCCCAGCTTGTCCGCAAGGGCTTGTACTTCTCCGATGGATGGAAACGTCTTTTCCAGCTTCTTCTTTTCTTGCTGTTTGATTTTGTATGCTGCCTTCGCGTTCAGGTTTGCCTTTGCGTTGTAGGCTTTCTTAGCGCATCCATTGTGGTACTTCTGCGATGCTACTTTTTTCAGCATCGGCTTTCCGCAGTATGCGCAGAACGCCTTACGGGGCTTGAATGTAATTCCAGCTTTCTTGTGCTTCCTGTCACGCTCTTTGTCAACCTTGCGCTTGCATTCTGAACAGTACTTTCTTGTCGGTCTGACCACGCCAAGATACAGGCCGCAGCGCTCACAGTACTTTTCTTCCACGCTGCATCTCCTCTTTCAGTCTGGCTTCCCGATTGTGACGTTCAAAGCACTGGTTGATGGATTTCTCCATCCACAGCACCTTGTTGGCATCGTTTCTGGACACGCCAGCAGCCATTGCAAGCTTTAGTCTGCGCTTGCTGCTTTGCGCTTTACGAAATTTCATCACCAGCACTCACCAGCCTTATCTGTGATGAACTTTGGGACTTCCTTACCCGTGGCAATGCACAGCGCAACTAGCTTTTCGACCCAGATGTCAAACAGGCTTTCTTTGGGCATATAGCACTGGCCGACACAAGGCTCCTTAAAGCTTTTCCAGATCGTCAGTCCGACAGCGCCATCCGTGACCGTCCATATCATACTGTAACCTTCACTGCACAGGTTGTACATAATGGCTCGTGCTTTGCTTTTGGCTTTGTTGATTTCAAAGGCATCCCAGCACTTTTTGCTTTCCTCGTAGGCCTCAACCGCAGCGTCAATGGCAAACTTGGCTTCATCAGGGTGCTCAAGGTCTACCTTTAAGGTGATGATCTGTTCCATGTTCAGTCCTCCGCTTTCTGGGTTTTCTTTGCTTTCAAGAAGAGGTTTACGAAGTAGACTTGGCCACGACCGGAAATCTTTGGAGTGCGGTTGATAGAAATGTGGTCGCTGTGCTGAATCGTGGTTTCTTTGATTCCAAACAGCCCCATCTCCATACTCCGCTGCGTCGGCAAGTTGTAATCGCTACGTTTCGGGTCTTTAATCAGATAGCCATTCCGGCGTAGCCAGTCAAACAAGCGGTTCTGACCGATGTTAATGCCGTTCTGAGACAGCAACTTTGCCATTTCGCCAACCAAAATGCTCTTTTTGCTAGCGCTCACAGCGTCAGCAAAAAGTGCTTTCGGCTTCATGGTTTCAATCTGCTTGTCCTTCTCTTCCAGCTCCTCATGCGCTGCGATCAGTGCAGTTGCGAGGAGTTGCGAGCGAGTGAGCTTCGGCTGTTCGGTCAGCTTCTTCTCCATCTCGTTGAACGCTGCAATGTACTTGAGCTTCCACTCAAGAGCGGCCTTTCCATTGAAGCCCATCACCAGCAGTGTAAAGCCGTCACGGTTCATCAGATACATGGGGTAGCTCTGGCCGTTCTGCTCATGGACGTACTCGGTCTTGTAGAACATGGGGGTGTCCCCATTTTTGGGGAGACCCCTCATAATGTCTTCGATGTCGCGCATCACATGGTCATGACGCTTCTCGAAGCTCTCTGCAATCTGACGGCTGGAAACCACAGGCTCGCCATTTTGCATGGATAAAATAATGTCGTTCATTTTTAATCCTTTCTTATGACTTACTGCTTGTCCCTCACAAGCAAAGCGTCTACCGACACACGGAAGTAATCAGCGACTTTCACAAGCTGTCGAATGCTCGGCCCATTTGCGGAGCGTTCCCACTTGCCCAGTGCGCCGTTGCTTAAACCAGCGGCTACTTCCAAGTCAGTACGAGACAGACCATGTAACTTGCGAAACTCGTCGATTTTAGAAAGATTCACTAGCCATTCTCCTTTCTGGGCTTGCATTTTACTAGAAAATATGCTACTATGTAGTTGCGAAGTACAAAGTGAACATTTTCTAGCGACTTCCCGATAGATTTGTCAGGGGTCTTAGTTTTTGTTTGCCCTATGCTTCATATTATACTAGCCAAGTGGCTATTTTTCAATAGTCAATTTTCAATTTTGTGAACATTTGGCTATTTGCACAAAAAGAGAGGTCTTTTTCTATGCGCAATGTGGAGCGAGCCAAAAGAATCGCTGCCGACAAGGGTGTCAATATATCCTTTGTGTGCAGAGAAATCGGAAAAAGCAGAGGTTATATCTCTCAAATGCTTACTACCGACAGGGATTTTCCAGATGAAATGCTTTCGCCAGTAGCCAACGCGCTAGGCGTTACAGTTGAAGAACTGACTGGCAACCAAAAAGAAAACCCGCCCCAGCAGCCGCAAATTGAAGTTGACGCGGATATTAAATGGATTGAGCAGAAGCTAGTAGAGATGCCGAAAGAAAAGCGTGAAGCTTTGATGAAGCTTATTAAAACGATGTGAAGGGGATGCCAATGAAAGGAACGGGCTTAGATAAGGCAGTTTTCTTTGGCGGCATTGGACTGCTTGTTTTTTCTTGCAGCCTGCATGGGACACCCAGTGCTATTGTTGGTATTGCTGGAATTGTTCTTTGCTGTTACAAGTGGCAGGCCTGCTTTGGCACAAAAGCAGAAAGAAAAGCCAAAAAAGAAGCACAAAAAGTTCAAGCAGAAATGGAAGCGGCGCAGGAAAGAGAAGAAATCAGGGCTGCGCATAACCCTGTAAAAGCAAAAATTATTGTTTCCAACACTAGCAAAAAGGCAGGGAGTGCTGCCATCCGTACTGCCATTGGCAGTTCAATTGCTGGATTGCCCGGTGCTGTTTACGGTGCAGCATCCGCAAAATCTAAAACCAGCGTCACATTTTATGTGACGTATGAAGATGGGCATCACGGAACTGAAACCGTAAAATCTGATTCTAGCCGGTTCTTAAAACTGATGAAGATCTGTGAAGATTGACCCGGTACAAATAAAACCCCTTGCGCCGGGCTTTCGGTAGCCTTATGCGCAAGGGGTTTTGTCATACATTGGTTATTGCTTCTTTTGCCGCCGGAATCTTCTCTGGATGTTCCAGCAGCCATTCGATAAATCGGTCAATCTTGGCTCTTTCCTGTTCACTCATTGTGGCATATCCTCCCGATCGGTAAGTGCAGATGTTCATTTGATACGATTATACATCTTCTAGTTGTCAAGTCAATGTATTTTGAACAACTTCGTGAAAATCGAACGTTTTCTTCACATCCATTACTTCACATCGGGGAAACCAAAAATTGCAATGACAATGATTAAGAGCCACATTAAGTTTAAGTTACCCTTTGCTTTGTAACATTCCGTTGAGCATGGAACGAAAAGGGTTTTCAGGCAACTTGTCCAGAACATCTGCTTTGACAAGCGCGTTTGTGCTGATGCTGTGCGAAACATTGTTTAGCTGCACAATGGCATCGTCCAAGTCTTTCACGGTTGCTCCACGCCGTTCCATTGACTGGAGGAAAGTTTTCACTTCTTCAAGAACGACAGGGTTCTCGGCTTTATAGAATCCATTCGTAAAGTCCATCTTCTTCTCCTTTCACAGTTCTACAAGCTGTCCGTCAATGCGTTCGATGTTATCTGCCGGGTCGCGCCCATCGTCTAAGGCGGCTACGGCGCGTTCAAGAACGTTTTTTGCTTCTTCATAAGCAGACTTATCAGCATCGTTGTTTGCAAGGTTGTAGACCAGTTTTAAAGCGGTCTGGCGGGCATAGGGAATGAGCATGGTATCAATCTGGTTCATACACTAACCCTCCCACGGTTTCGGCGTTTTGTTTTCGTTCGGTTCAGATGCGGGCATACCGTCAATGATAATCATGTTGTTACCTCCTGTTTTGATTGTTTTTTCGATGGTACAGTTATAACACAGGCTGCTGTTGGTTCTCCATAGCAGCTTTTTCCATTTTTTGGCTTGTCGAATCCAGCAGTTTTGTCGGATTTTGTTGAAAGGGTGAGAATTTATGGATGAATATTTAGTAAGAACAGCCAAAGCATTAGAGATGGCTCGAATGCGTTCCGGCTTGAGCCAGCAGAAATTGGCAGCACGGATGGGCGTGAATCGTGGCACGATAGCGAATTGGGAGCAAGGTCTGGCAGCCATTTCCCTTCCGATGGCTATGCGCTGGTTCACCTGCTGCGGCGTATCGGTAGCTCGATACATGGACGCTTGCATTCATCCAGGACTACTTGAACACCTTGAAGACGACCTTTCCGATTTGGAGAAACGGCGGATTCTCATAGATGCTATGATGGAGTGCTCCTCCTATGAAATAGATGCCTTGCTGTACATCCGGTATGGAGATCACGGCTCAGACCATATCGGTGTGCTGACGGAGATTCTGGCAAACCTCCACACGCCGTTAAAGGACAGGGTCACTGTCTGCCGGATGGTGTCTGGTAGCTATGAGATGGCACAGGCCACCGGAACAGACCCAGACCCGAACGGAACCGCCCCAAAGATGGAGATTCTTTATCAGGCGCAGGACGCTGGAACGGAAGCTGCTATGAAGTCTAACGATTCTTATACGGTGAATCCCAATAATATAACTGGTTGATTGTCGAATTATCGCAGTTTTTGCAGAACATTTTGTACACGTCCATCCACTTTTTGTACACGTTTCATGCAGATTAGGTATACCTTTACCTTGTCAATCCGTCCCCCATAGGCTGCAAATCGACAATGTTTGCGCGGAATAAATAACGGATTTACGTTAATTTGTTGTTTGCGATTGAGTAACTCGTCAATCCGTCCCCCATCGTGCAGATTAGGTATACCTTTCCATCCACTTTTTGTACACCTATCCACAATCCGTCCACGTTTGGCATGGCTAATGGAAGGTCGCTTCACCACCGGTACAGTCTTATTCAGCAAGTGACGGCTTGAGTTATCCACAAACTGGAATGGAAAAATAAAGAAATTGTTGAAAATTATCGTCATCGACTATTTAACGATGATATTTAACCTCTTGTTTATTTCTTGTTTAATATATAATATGTATACGGGGGACGAAATGACAAAGCATGGGGGACGTTTTGACAAGTCACGGGGGACAAAATGACGAGGACATGGGGGACAAAAAGACAAGCCATGGGGGACAAAAATCATTGACACGTCCCCCAACTTGTGATATACTGTTTTCAGACCATTAAAGGAAGTGAGCAGATGCCGAAAATATCAGACAACAACCTTGTCGAAAAGAGCAAGTCCCTTGTGTGGGCAAAGTTCAGGGACTACACAGCAGGAGAACTTCGTCTGCTAGAGGTTTACCTATCAAGAATTAACCCAAGAGACCCAAGTAGCAGTCGTGTAGAGTTTACTCTTGCTGAATACAGAGAACTGCTTGGGCTGAAAAGCCTTGACGCTCGAAGGATTGAGCCGCAGATCAAGCACTTTCTTGGCAATACGGTGTCGATTCCAATTGACAAGGAGAAAGGAACATTTGAAAGCTTTGTCTTGTTTACAAGGGCAAAACTGGACTATGTACCAGAAACAAGGTCTTACGTCGTGGCAATCACCTGCAACCCAGACCTTCGCTCCATCTTTTTTGATATTGCTGAAAGCGGATATGTTCGGTATCGACTGCGTTACACTTCACGAATGAAGTCACAGTACAGCATTTTGCTCTATTCAATTCTTCGAGACTGGTTGAATATGGACAACAAGCCGCATGAAATCAGTCTGAAGAAGTTGAGAGAGCAGCTCGGCGCGATGGAAGCCAGCTACGATGTTTATAAGAACCTTCGCAAACGAGTGCTTGACGTTGCGGTAGATGAGATCAATGCCGTGTCTGACATCGTGGTGACTTATGAACCGGTTCTTGTGGCACGAAAGGCTGTGGCGGTCAAGTTCAAGCCCAAAATTAAAGCGTCTGAGACGCTGATTGAAGTTCAGGCAAGCGAAGTATCAACCGAACCTCAAAAAGCCGCCAAAAAGCCCCGCAGAAGCGGATACGATGATTTTGACTGGTCTGTGTGTGACGAGTTGGAAAAGCAGGACTGCATTGACGTGGCGAAGGTGGTTGAGAAGTGGATGAAGAAAGAGCATCCAGAAATCAAGCTGCCAAGACGCAGAGAAGCGGTTTACGAGACGGTAAAGGCTGCGTATAATGACATTTTGTCTTTGGATAGGTCTCCGTTCCCGGACAGACCCGTTGGCTATCTGATTAGAAGCGTGGACAAGGCAGGTATCGTAGACAGGTATATGCCAGCATTCTATTCCATTGAAGCGTTGCAAAAGTAGCCAGAATGAGCAGATGATGCAGAAAGGAGAAAGAATGGGATGGATTAGTGTGAAAGATGAGTTGCCAAATTACAGGGAAAATGTAATTGTTTTCACGGAAAAGCATATTGACGTTGGGCATTTGGCAAGAGGAAGATATGGTTCTTTGTGGTGGGAAAGGGATTCTGTTGATGTATGGAAGGACAACGAAGTTCTAAGAGATGTAACCCATTGGATGCCACTTCCTGATGAACCCGAAGAATAAAGAAAGAGTGATAAAATGGCAAAAATTATAGCGGTCGCCAACCAGAAGGGCGGCACAGGAAAGACCACCACAAGCACCTGCCTGGCTGGTGCATTGCAGTTGCTTGGCAAGAAGGTTTTGTTGGTGGACTGCGATGCCCAGTGCAACGCAACGGACACCTACGGAGCGCAGACAGAGGACGTATGTACCCTGTTTGATGTGATGACCAGGCAAGGAACAGCAGAGGAAGGAATCCAACACTGTGAAGCTGGTGACATTCTGCCGTCCGACAGTGCATTGAAGGATATCGATGAACAGATGGTTCGGGACATTGGCAAGAACTTCCGGCTGCGAGAAGCCCTTGAAAGCGTGTCCGGGCAGTACGATTACATTGTGCTGGACACTCCACCGCAGCTTGGTCTTGCGCTTGTGAACGCGCTGATTGCCGCCAACAGCATTATCGTGCCCATCACAGCAGACCGATATGCACTGGCTGGATTGAGTCAGCTTTCGCAGACCATCAGCGATGTTCGCAGATACTTCAACCCGACTTTGAAGATTGAAGGATTGCTTTTGAACCAGTACAAGAGCCGTGAGAACCTGTCCAAAGAGGTTGTGGAGCAGCTTCCTGCGATTGCACAGAGCATGGGAACAACCCTTCTGGACGTGAAGATTAGACCGTCTATGGGCGTTCGTAAGGCGCAAGCAGAGCGGCACAGCCTGTTTAGTGGTGACACGGCAAAGAGCACAAGTGCAGAGGATTTCAAGGCGTTGGCGCAATATCTTGTCGGAGGTGAAGGCTGATGAAATCGACCAGCAAAAAAACATCCGGCTTGTTGGGCGGGTTTGATTTCCAGCCTATTTTTTCGGAACAGCCATTAAGCCGAAGTGAGCCAAAGGAAGAAGAAGTAAGCCAAGCAAAGCCGAACGAAGCCGAACAAGCACCGATTAAGCCTAGTGAAGCCACAGACAGCCAAGCACAGCCTTATGAAGCACAGTTAAGCAATATTAAGCCGAAGCAAGCCAAAGACGGCGAAACACAGCCGAATAAAGCCGTAGTAAGCGAAAGCAAGCCGAAGAAGCTGAAACAGGCGAAGGAAGTTCAACGTCTTATCGAACAGGGCGATGTTCCTGGTGCGTTAGCCGAAGCTGGTTTGACAAAGAAAAAAATCCCGATGCCGGAATCGCATCAGGGCGTTGCAAGCGGTGATGGCAAGCGTTCAAAGCGCATTACCATCCTTATGAGCGAAGAAGAGCGCAAGTACATCAACCGTGAAGCAAGACGGCACGGAATGACGATTGGACAGTTCGTGTACGCTCTTGCGGTTGCAGCGGCAGAGGGAAAGATTGAATTGGAGGATTTCTTAGATGAATGATGTATGGATTGACATCGGGCAGAAATATGAAGCGATGGCAAATATGGGATGCAAGCCTTATGGCTTCAAGCGAGTTCCATCGAATTTTGTGTTTGACGAAGACAAGTCAGTAAAGTGGAACAAAGAACAAGCGCAAAAGAGCAACGATGATTATGACAATGAAGTTAAACGACTGAATCAAGAAAAAATGAAGCGTAGGGATGAAATCTACGAAGAGATTTATAAGACAATTCAAGAAGAAGTCGGTTTTGGAATTTCAGAAAAGAAAGCGGCAAGAATTTGGGAGTACGCTTACGATAAAGGGCATTCAGCAGGATGGTATGAAATAATCATCAATTTGGAAGAAATTGAAGAACTTGTAAAGTCCGTATTGGATAAAAAGAACTGAGTTGGAAGATTTCTTGGAGGACTGGCGATAAAAGTTGAGTTCTAGGAGGATTGACGTATGATGAAGTCGAAGGAATTTTACGAAGAAAGCATTAGCCGTTTACAAAAAATGGTCAAACACGGAGTTTACGTTCTTTTGTTCGATGCCTTTGCTGTAGCAGTTCAGATTCCGTTTATCTTTGCTGGTAAATGGGTTGCAGCGCACTTGATTTTGTCCATCGCCGTATCTTTTGCGGCTGGATTTAGCTTTAACACGCTTGTAGATAACAAAAGACAACTCGACGCGTACAAGGCAGATATGGAATTGTACTACACCAAATAAAATAGCCCCTGTGTAGTCACAACGACCGTACAGGGGAGAAAGGGAGAATATGAGTAATAAAACTTCACTTGAAAGCTTAACTTGCAGAGAAAAAGAAAAATTTGCGGTTGGCTTTAGATGTCAATGTTGCGGTGCGATTGTTTGGGTAAAAGGTAAAGACATGAAGATAGAAGAAAAATTCATGGACAGAAAATTCATGGATGGAAGCTACGTTTGGATTTGCCCGGTGTGCAAGTTTGGAATGGAAAGTATCGATTTCGCACCAGTCGAAAATATTTTTGATGAATAACAAAACAAACCCCTGTGCAACCAATCAAGGCTACACAGGGGTTCTGCTTTACTTATCAGCAATGCAATCCCAGTAGAGATACGCCTTGCCATCTGCGGCATCCGCGTCCTCAAGGAACGCCTTTGCCATGTCAGCGTAGAAGCCAGGAGTGTCAACGGACTGGCGCTTTGCGACCTGACAATAATCCGAGTACATCATGTTCATAACAGCCCAGAAATCGTTCGGGTCACAGGTGATATTGCGCTGCTTGGCAACGTCCTGTGTCTGTTCCAGCGTCCAGTGACAGCCCTTCGTGCCGTCAGCGTTCACCATGCTGTCGCACCATTCCTCTGCTTCATCGTGGGTGAGATGCTGGCGTGGCATCTTGATGGAGCGGCTGTCTGCGCCGCCACGTTCGTACTGATCAGACCGTTTATCCCAGTCTCCGTTCTGCGAGAAGCCGATTTGCGGCATTCTGCGTCCATTCTCTACGTCAGGATAGCGGGGGATGGGGTATGGGTCGATGTAGCGGTTCTCCTCCTGCGGATAGTAGAGATGGCGGTCGTTGCCACCTTCCAGCTTACGCAGACGGCGTTCCATCTCACGCTCCCTGCGGTCACGCTCTTCCTCAAGGCGGTCACGTTCCGGCTCACGGTCTTTATCGTGGTCACGGAGCATTATCATGCGGCGAAAATTAGTCTTGCCCATAATCTACACCTCCTCAAGAAATGGACGCGGGCGCACCAGCGTGGGAGCGGCAGAAGCAGCCAAGATACTTGAACGTGCCTGTGCCGGTAGCAGACGTTGCCACACGGGTAGCATAGCGGGTTCGAGTGTGGATGCTCTCAGCGGTTGCCTGAGCGCAGTTGCAGTCGGTCAGAGGGTATGCGGTCGTACCTGCGCCGATGGTGATGACCACAGGGGCGTTGATGGTGGTCGTGTCCGGTATGCTCTGGGCAACCACGATGCAATACTTCTCTCCGTTCTGGTATGCGCCAGCAGGGATGTTGATGGTCAGCGTGTCATTAGCGAAAGTCACCGACTGGCTCAAGACCAGATGGGGGCAGAGTTTGCAGCTTGTTTTGCAAGCCATAATGTTTTCCTCCTAAAAAATCAGGGGCAGAGGTGTCTTACCCCTGCCCCGATGGTTCACCCGGTGTTATCGGGGAGTGTGTTGGTTAGCAGCAGCCGCAGCAGTTCACGCCCACGTTGGGGTTTGCCACCTGATAAGCGGGAATCGGACGAGGATTGACCCGGTTCAGGATGGTATCAGTCTGCTGGGACATCACGGTGGTCAGAAGCGCATTCTGACGATCCTGAGAAGCCGCGAACTTGAGGTTCTGGTTCTCAGCGGTCAGAGTGGCAATCTTATCCTGCGTGAAGTAGTCCATCATGCTGCGGAAGTTGGCGTTGCAGTTGTCCACGATGGCGCGGGCGTTATCTGCGATAGCCTGACGGGTAGCACAGTCCTCCGTTGCGATAGTATACTTCAGGTCGCCGATCAGCTGCTTGTTCTCGCAGCAGCAAGATGCCAGCTGCGTGGCAAGTGCGGTTTGACCAGCCTGCCGAGCGTTGCCCTCCTGCATGATGGCAAGGCTGATGGCGTTGTCGCCGTTGGACACGCTGCGTTCCAGACCGTTCACCAGCTGTGCGTTCTGGTAGCCAAGCTGACAAATGGCACTGTTCACGCCTGCAAAGCCGTTCGCGATGTTGGTGTTGACGCCGTTCATCTGTGCCAACTGGTCATACCCCAGAGAGCAGATGCCGCTCTGTATGCCCGCCAGAGAACGGGATGTATCCTGCTGATAGAAACCCTCAGACAAAGCCGCGCGGGTGTCGTTACCACCCTGCCCGGTTGCGCCAGTGCCGACCAGATAGGGGATGTAGGCGTTCATGCCGTTGTCGCCGCCGTTCCGGCCATAGCCGTTTGTGCCCCAGCCGAAGATGATGGCGAGGATGATAACCGCCCACAGACCCTCGTTGCCGAAGAATCCGCTGTTGTTATTGCCGCCGTCCTGCCCAGCCAGATAGCCAGTTGCAAAATCGTCCATAACAAAACTCCTTTCAGTTTTGCGTTATGCTATTCCATCGCCGTATGCGATGGGCGAAGCCAAACAAAAGCGGTTTTTGTCAAGTCCGCAAAACTGAGAAGCGTTTCGCTTAGAGGGATGCGTTATCGGGGCAGCGTCAGATTCAGGGCGCTTGCCAGCTGGTTCAGGTCGATACCACGCTCTTTGGCGAGGTTTTGAGCCATCGTTCGGAGCTGTGCTTCGTTTTTGCCCTGAATCAGGTTTAGCCCCTGCATGATGGGTGCGCTCTGCCCACCCAACTGCTGGATAAGCCCCATCGGGTTTTGTCCGGCACGAGCCAGATTTGCAAGCTGCATGATAGGGCTGTGAGTAATCATATCAAACGGAGAGGACATTATTTATTCTCCTTTCTTTGCTGCGGCAGTGGGCTTAGAAAAACTCTTCTGCCACTTTTCCAGTTCATCCAGGCGGTGGACAAGGGTATTGTACTGCTCAATAGGCACATACTGCTGTGTCGGTGCAGCGGTCTGCTGTGCCTGTTGTGCTTGCATCTGCCGCCACGCTTCCGGGCTATAGAACTCCTGTACATAGGATTCGCAGGTGTCAGGGTTGAGCCGCTTGCAGTAGATCACACCGCTGCGCAAATCCGGGCAGTAGGTCGGTCTACCGTACAGGTCAGACGGTATTGCCAAAAACTCTTCCCTGCTGGAAACAGGTCTACCAAGCAACCAACCGCCGTCTTGTGCCGACTGCTGAACAGGCTGTTGCCCATTCATCGGCTGCGGACGCTGCGGTTGTGCCTGTTGCATCTGCGTGTTGGGCAGGGAAGTGGCAAGGCCTACCGTGCCCATGCCACCGTAAGGATTGACAGGCTGCTGCGGAACGTAGGGCGTTCCGGGTATCTGGTAATAGCTCATAATACATCCCTCCTTGTGCTCTCAGTGTACTGCATCCGCAAAAAACGAAAGACAACGAACGTACAACGAAGGACAAAAAAGAAAAGCGCCCACACGGAAAAAACCGCGTGAGCGCTTAAAGATATAAATATACTTATATAAAATGATGCAAAATAGAAAGTTTGAACGTTTTACTTGCAAGAAATCCCCCACTTTGCCTACAAAGTACCCCGCGTGGAACGCGGGGCTTCGGCAAAGCAGGGGATTTTTTGTAAAATCAAGAGCGGAACCGCCTACAGGTAATGCCACTCTCTACAAAGGCCGGAGCCTTTCAATCGAGATATTTTAAGTGGAGGATTATTTATTTTTTCAGATTACGCCCACAAATGGGGCAAAAATTTGGATACCATAAGTTGTTTTCACCCTCATCTGATTCTATAAAAACAGCCCCGTTTTCATCCACTCCCATAACAAGGTCACTGTGCATTCCACCGTGAGCGAGAACTCTTTGGCTTCCTTCTTTATCATACACGCAATGACCCGAAATGTTATTTTGAAACGCAGGTTTTATACCACAATATTCACACATATATTTTTCCTCATAACATAAAACCATCTCCCGCATGGTACGCATTGCAAGTAGGTGGGTGGGAGACTGTATCATATCAAAGTCGGCTTGCGCACCATCCGGTTGGCATCATCACCGATAATCAGGTCTGCCACACGTAGCCGACCCTGAAAGGCTTATCCTTTGTTCAGCGCAATTTAAGATTTACTTGACATGGATATTGTACCACAATTCGTGCAAAAAGAAAAGCGGCAGACCCGAAAGCCTGCCGCTTTTGAATTGTCAGAGCAAAAGCTCAAAACTAATCCATATACAAGGTTAGTATATCACACATCCAGCATTTTTTCAATGCCTTTCAGCCGGTAGCCTACCGCCGTTCGGCTGTAATGTGTCTGTGCTGCAATGTCCGGCAGCGGAAGCCGCTCAACGTACCGCAGTAAGGCTATCTTACGGTCTACCCTCCCAAGCGGTGCGTTTTTGATGGCGGCGATCATCTGCTGTCGGTCAAGTCCTTGCAACGCTGGCGGAAAGACTACGCGAGCCGCCGCCACAGACAGCACCGAGCCAAAAAGGCTGCGGCAGCTGTCCGGCGTTGCGCACCATACTGCCAATGTTGGCAAAACGGTGACAAAACGTCACCAGTTTGTTGACATTGCCGAGATGGCATGTTTTCGTGAGGCCACGAAGACGTGCGCAGACCATTTTCGTGATGTCACGAAATTGTTCTTGTGCGGCGTACATTTTGTTGGTGTCAACAAAATGGTGGTATGTAGTGCTTGCCATGATATCACTCCTTATTGTGAACAATGATATAACGAATTGCGGAAATTTTGACGATAACGCTATCGTCTGGGCTGTTTTGTTGCACACCGCTGAGCGCAACGTATTCGCCATTTAGCCACAAAATATTTCCTTCCAACCGCATGAGCCATTTTCGGCTGCCATCGAAATCAGCGGCATGGTTATCCAGGTCGATTTCGAGGTAAAAACCATCGTTCTGCTTTGCAAAGTATTTTTGCAGAACAGAAGTGATTTCTTTCGTACTCATGTTTTTGGAATCAGCAATGACTTTGATGTAGTGATAATGAAACATTTTTGTCTCCTTACTGCGTGATTTTCTCAGCGTTCGCCTTGTCCTCAGTGTTCGCCTTGTCCTTAGCATCCAGTGCGTCGTAGTACGCCTGCGCCAGCTGCTCCACCTCTGCGATGTCATCTGCGGTCAGCAGTCCGTTGTCGTAGTGCATGTATGCTTTATCCAGCCAAAACGCAACATCGCGTCCAGCGGCGATTTCCCGCTTGATGGAGCGCAAGGTCAAATCGTGTCTGGATTTGGATTTAATTGCCATAGTCAGTCCTCCTTAGATCATGGACGCTACTGCGTCCTCAATGCGTTTGATGGCGATGTTCACATCCCTCTGATACCCCAGCTGGATTCCAGCACCGTCACCCGCTTGCACTACCGTGTCAGGGCCGTAAGTGACGAAGGCTTTGTAGGCGGCGATTTCGTCAGGGGTGAGCGGGGTTTCGATGGGGGTGGCGAGGGCGTAGAATAAAATGTATTCTCCTTCTTCCGGGTTTTTAGCGTCAATGGGAATGAAGACATTCACATTGTTTGCGTCTACATAAAAGTGAATGGTATCGATAGTGAACGAAACTAAATATGGCAATCTATTGCATAGGGCTTTTACTGTATAATCTTTAGCTTTGAGTGGCAACCGAATCGCAAGTCGTTTTGTTACCGCAAGGTTAGTGGTACCTATAATTGCACAGGCTGACAAGTCCACAGCGTTCACCCTCTGTACCTTTACACCCCTTTCCAAGTCCACCTCGTCGCACACCCACTGCTGGCCGCTTTGGTCAGTGTAGTTGCCGCCGGAGGTGACAGGGATGCCGGGCAAGCCGTTGGGAGTGAGCAGCGTGAGAGTTTGCACTTTACCGCCCCCATCACCCAAGGTCACTGCAATCGTCCCTCCGTCACCAGCGCTCACGATAGGCACAGGTGCATCCAGCGTGGGTATACCGTCCTGCGTGCTCCGACCGTACACGGTCAGACCGCACATGGGCGCAGAGAACGCATCGTCAACGGCGATGGGGTTGCCCGTCTCAGCGCCCACAAGGATGTTCTGCCGCGCCTTGACTGCGCTGATCGCGTCACCTGTGGCTTTTGCGTCAGCGGCTTCGCCCTCGTGGGTGAGGGTGGTGTCCAGTGCTACGGCGGGGCCTTGAGGTCCGGGTTGCAGCCTCAGGTTAAGCACCGGATTTTCAGGCGTGCCGGTAATGTCGGCGGAAGGCTTGTCTCCGCTGGACACCGTACCGATCGTCAGAACAGGCGTTGCGCCGGTTTTGCCGGTTTGACCATTTAAGACATCGATTGTTTTTGTACCGTCTTTGTCGGTGATGCTGACACGATGGCCATTTTCGATGTCAGTTACAGCTATAACTGGGGATTCCCCGTCATTGCCAGGCTCGCCTTTGAAGTCTCCGTTTGCAATGCCGTCCTTCAGTTCTTGCAAGCTTCTAGAGGCTTCCTGAGCGCTCTGGTCTGCATTGCCCGCACTGGTGGCGGCTTCACTGGCGGCGGTCTGGGCGGCTTTGGTAGAGGCTTCCACCTGCTGGAGAGCCTTGTCCCGGGCTGTGTCCACAGCCTGCGTGGCAGAAGTCTGCTTGTCGCCGATGGCTTTCAGTGCGTCCTCTTTGGCAGTGATGGTGTCAGAAAGGGCCTGCCCGGCCTTTTGGGCAGATGCCCCGGCCTGCTGTGCTGCCGTCTGTGCATCGGTCTTGGCCTGCTCTGCGGTGGCGGCATCAGTGTGCACGGCATCCACCAGCTGCTGCCATGCAGGGGTGCCCGGTTCCGGCTCTGTGCCATCCTCTGTGCCTGAGTTGGCACTGACGCGATACCGCAGGTCTGCGCTGGTCACGGTCTTGGCGCCGTCGCTGCCCTCAAAGGTGATGCAGCCATTGCCGGGCTGGGCGGTCACGCTGGCGGGTACGTCCACATAGCCGTCCACCACCAGCGAGGATGCCGGGTCTTTGCCGTCCGGGACGTGCCAGAAACAGCGGATAGCCAGCCCTTCCCACTCACCGGAAGCGGTGACGGCAAGGCGGTATACGCCCCGGTTTTTGGTGTAGCCGAAGCGCAGCATCTGCTCATAGCCCGGCACTTTGACGACGCCATTGGATGCGAGAGATACGCTTTGCTCGATCATGCTTTACTCCTTGTTGATGGTGGGCATCTTCTCCGTCAGCGCCTTTTTCATCATGCTGACGGCCTTTTCGATCACGCTGTCCAGCACTTCATCCGTGATAAAAGGCTTCAGCCAGTCCGGCAGTGCGCCGCGCAGCGCGGCAAAGACCTGTGCCTTTTTCTTTGCACCCTGACCGCTGCCCATGATGCTGTCCTCGGCGATGGTCACGAGCTCCAGCGCCCAGTCCTTGACGTATTGCTTGTAACCCATCCGGATAGCGCCAACGGCCAGCGCGGCAAAGCCAATGAACATCAGTACCAGTGCGATGGGTGCGGGGATAAAGTTAAACATTGCTTCCATGTTTTGTTACTCCTTCCATGAGGTAATTATCGATTTTTTCTTTGCTGGCCTGCATAGCGGGCACGTTGTTTCCGGTCAGCTGTGCTTCCAGCAGGGCACGAACGGCTTCAAGCGTCAGGCGGTTCACTTCGTCGATTTCCCCGAAGCGGGACAAATCGCGCCCAAGCGCCAAAGAATGTTGCGCATAGCCCGTTTCTAGCGTTTGCAAGCGCTTGTCCATCTCGTCAAGCCGCTTGTTCTGCGCATCGTCGGGGGCCTGTGCCTTTTTGACGTACTTGTGGATGATGTCCAGCACCTTGTCGATGGTGATGACCGCAGCGCACAGGCTGCCCAGAATGCCCAGCACCCACAGTAAAGCTTCTTTTTCGGTCACGTTCCCTCCCGGAGACGGGTCAGACCCTTCTTTGCGATAATTTTGGCATAGTCCTTGTAGGGCACAGACAAGTCCACGCCGGAAATCTTGCCCGGTATCGCGTCCACAACACCGGGAATCTTGCCCTTGCTGGTGTACTGCCACAAGCCGAACGGCCAGCCCGGTTCAGGCTTCTTGCTGCGGTAGGCTGCAAGCCATACATCGTATGGCTTGAGCGCAGCGCCGCCCATGTACAGGTTGGTTTCACCGAAGTAAAGCCCGGTGTATAGCATGGCGTAAAAGCCCCAGCGCTCCACCGTGCCCAGCGCATGGGCGGCAATGTCGGTCAGGGTCTGCTTGCCGAGCGGTGCTTGCACATAGCTGTCCTCGATGTCAACTGCAACGGGCAGCTGAACTGTCTTGCCGGTAAGCACCTTGCGCAGCAGGGCAAGCTCTGCGTCAGCTTCTGCCGTGTTGACCGCCTTGCAGTAGTAGTACACGCCGCAGGGGATGCCCAGCCGCTGGCACTCGCGGTAGTTGCGCTCAAAGGTGGGGTCGATGTACGGCTTGCTGGGCGCGTCTTCCGCGCTGTTGCCCAGCGCCCGCAGCATCACGCCAGAGACAAGGCCGCTTGCCTTGACCTTGTCCCAGTCGATGTTGCCCTGCCAGCGGGATACGTCCATGATAGGAAGCATGATATCAGTCCTTTCTTTTCTTTACATACGCTTCAGCAGCGCAGCGATGGGCTCCATGTAAAACCGCTCGTAGCCTGCTTTGTTGGGGTGTGTGCCATCGCCGGTGTACTTGCCGCTCAGCCCGCTGATGCCGTGGCCGCCCATGGGCGGGGTGCTTTCTGCAATGTCCACGTAGGGTACACCCCACTTTTTCAGCGCTGCAAGAATGGCGGGTTTGTAGGTCTTGTACCAGTTTTCACTGCTGCCGAACAGACCGCCGTGCGGGAATACATAGGCCACGCGCTTGTCGCTGTAGTTTTTCGCCAGATACTCCAGCATTTTTTCCAGTGCGCCGGTCATGGTCGTTTCATCGTAGGCAGCAGCAAAGCCATCCGTCAAGGTGCCCACCGGGGCCTTGTTCCACGCATCATTCACGCCGCCCTCCAGCAGGATATAGTCTGCCTTTGCAAGCGCCGTGGAGCTTGTCACCACCGTGCTGATACAGGTGCGGATACCGCCGTTTACGTTGTCGGTAATGTTCGGGGCCAGCGTTGCGCCGTTCACGGCTTCATTGGTCACCGTCATGCCATATTTATCTGCAATGCACTTGCCGTAGCCGCCCGCACAGCTTGCACCGTAGGCGATGCTGTCGCCTGCAATGTACAGTGCTTTTCCCGCCAGCGGGCTGATGATCTGGCCGCTGATACTGTATCCTTCCATTTTACCACCCCTTTTCGATGTACTCGTTCACTTTCTCATCGCTCAGCAGCCCCTTGTACACCTTACACTGATACAGCGTGCCCAACCAGAACTGCTGCTTTTTGCTGCCGTCCGCGCTCTGTGCCGCACCGATCAGGAAGGTCTGGGGCACATCGATGATCGCACTGTTGCTGGTCAGCCACCCGGTCATCGGGCAGTAGGTGCTGCCGCCGCGGTACTTTTTACCATCAAGCTGCACCACATACCGCGTGCGGGTCTTGAGGTGCTCGATGCTGTCCGACAGGGTAACGCCGCCGTAGTTGTAGTAGGCGAACTCCGTCTTATTATTCAGCGGACTGCTGGTGGAGTTGAAGCCGGGCAGGTTGGCGGTGCTGCCGGTCTCGGTCAGGCAGTGCAGGAAAGCAGGCCATGTGCTTGCGTCAAAGTTGTCCCCCGCCTTTGCGTCCACCAGAATGGTATACTGCGGCGACTCGGTGGATGCGTGCTCCAGCAGCTTCAGGCCGGTGTCAAAGCCGTTGGTCAGCTCCGTTTCGGCGGGCAGAGTGTAGATCAGCTGTGCCGTCTCGGCTGCTTCCACCGTCACGGTGCAGCTGGCGCTCTTGCCGCCTGCGGTGGCGGTCACCGTGCAAGTGCCCGCCTTTAAAGCTTTCAAAGTGTATCTGTACACATTTTCAGATAGCTTAACAGGTACGCCTGAATTAGAAACGAAACTTCCCGGACTAAAGTTAAGAACAAGTTCGCCATAGGTGGCATCCGCAGGCAGCACGGTAACGGTCAGGGTCTTGCTCTCGCCCTCGTTCAGGGTCAGGGCGCTGCTGCTCAGGCTTACGCTCTGTACCGGGATCTCGTCACTGCCACCGCCGCTGCTGCTCCACTCGGTGCGCAGGGCGTTCAGCTGCGCCTGCATGGAGGGGCTGGTGTAGGCGGCGTTTTCCAAAAGGGACAGCAGCAGGGTCTTGCTGGTCTCGCTCAGGCCGGAGCCAGAATTCGTATTTTCATTAGCTTTTGCAATACCGTCCTCCATGTGATTCAGCTGCGAAGCGGTAAGCACTTCGCCGTTTGCAAAGTTCTGCTTCTGATAGCTCATTGATATGTCACCTCCTCTTCATTTTCGTTGGTTTTCGTAAAAGCCGTTTCTGTTTCAGTATCAACAGGCTCATCGACTTTTGGTACGGGACTGTATATCAAGTTGATTCCATCCCACAAATAAGCTGTATAAAACCCTTCTGTCATTCCTGACAAGTCATCAAACAGAATCTCATCGGGCGGAAGAGGGTTTGGAATAACGCTTTCGTGGCACCACCCGCCGCCATACAATCGACCATCCAATCCGACTTTGCACTTGAACTTGAAATGTTCCATGATATCCACCTCACATAAAACCGTATAGTTCCAACGGGCGGCAAACCTTATCGTTTTTATTAACACCATCAGAAATAGGAACTTCCAAATGTATCACGCCAGTTATAACGTTATTTTTATAGTCGGACGTTCTCTCGTTTCCATTTCCAAAAGTGATACCATTATATGATACTGTTACCTTTCGCCAGTGTACCGTATTCCACGGATAAGCATAAGAGTACGTTTGCCCATTAACAGGAAGAACGACCGTAAGTCTACCAGCACCGCCGCCACCTGAAAACCATGTTCCATCTTTATGCGTGTCATAGACCAGCATTACAGACGAGTAGGACGAAAGATCGATTTTTGTAGTTTGCGCAGCGAATTCGCCTATCGGGTTGCCATAAGAATCTTTTTCATAAGGCCATTCAAAAATCTTACTGTTGCGAATGCCGTGAAAAGATATGCCACCGCTGTATATAGAAACACTTCCATAGGCATTCGTTATGTCTATGCCATTGTTGTTTATAATAACTTTATTGTTTCCGCGAACGACTTGTACGTTTTGACCGGTGATTTGAACTTTGCCTTCCCAGTCGCTACGAGTGACGACCAACCCATTTTCAGGAGTAAACGTTATCATGCTATAAAGCTCTTCTTTTGTTGCACGAAGAATAATAGCATCAGCGTTCTGAGAAATCTTTGTTTCCGCTGCACCGATGCGCGTAGAAACGCCAGCCATGTCAGTCTGGTACGTTTCCTTCGTGACGCGGGATTCAATTTCAGCTTGCGTCTTTTTGAAATCAGAAGAATACTGTGTCTTGAACTGCGTCAAGTCCTGCTTGTTCTGGTTAGTCTGCGTAGCAGTCTGGTTTATCTTTTCAAGGTTCGCTCTGTCGGTCGCAGCCTGTTGGCTCGTAACGCCGCTTGTGGACTGCGCGTAAGAAAAACTTGTGACCGTCTCGCCCGCACCGGAAATCGCTGTGTTGCAGTTCAGAGCCAGCGTAACGTTGGTGACAATGGTATCATGTACAACGCCGTCTTTGTCCTTGTAGCGTATCATGTCCAGCGGAAACAGATACGGTGCAGACTTGATGGTGGCGCTGTATGGACGGTAAGCAAACCCGCCGCGTGCGGTTTGCAATTCCTTCAAAACACCCTCGTAGGCGTTGGTCAGGAAGCCGCAGTCACTCAGGTCAAGCGTATAATCTGCTGTGCCGGACAGGTAGGTGTTGCCGTTGCCATCGTCACAGGTAAAACCTGTAATGGTGATGTCGTTCTCCAACATATCGCTGGAATAACGCTCACTTGCGGTGATGGTCACACCAGTCTGCTCGTACCATTTCAGCACAAGCCGTCCGCTGCCATCCATGAATGCGCAAGTGCCTGTAAGCTGCGCACACCATTGCAAAAGCTGGCGGTAGGTCAAAGTCTGGTTTGTATCAGGCAGACCGCCGATGCTAAAATAGTGGTTCGGCAGCACCGAAACATCCGTTGCAAGCGTGACGTTGCAAATGGAGCAAATTTTCTGGATAAGCGCATCAACGTGGATAGGGAAGGAGAGTGCAGAAGCGTTCACCTCGCGGTCAAACAAGACCATGTAGTCCAGCGCAGAGATGCTTATTGTGCTCAGTTTGCGGGGCGGGGTGTCCACGATAAAAAGACCGCAGGGAACATACGCAACGTCTTGGTCAGAGGACGCAGAGCCAAGAATCATGCGTCTTAGAATGCCCTTGCCTAGCGTTGCACTCTCAAGAACGCTGGACAGTTTGATGCCGATTTTGACGTTCAGGACAGCGCCCTCAAAGGAAACATCATTGAACTTGCCATCGTAGTTTTGCAGCTTCAAGGACAGTTCAGACGCAACCGCAGAACCGACCTCGATTTTGCTGTTGGTCACGCAGTATCGGTCAATCTTCAGCCCGCCCTGAATGATATCTGCATCGGTGATGGCAAACGTCTTGCTGCCGGCAGTAACCTCAATAAGGGCAGTCTGTTTGTTGCCCTCGTTGAATGATTTTATGATATCTTGCGATACATTGACCATCAGTGTGCAGCCCTTTCGATGATATTAAAAGATATCCCTTCCCAGCGATTCATCCGCGAATTATACATCGGAACAGCACGGTCGCCAACGTAGAACTCGCTGGTTTTCCAATCGCCAGACATTGCGTCAAGATAGGTAACGTTGATGTATTCCGGGTTGAACGCTTTCAGGATAGCAGCGGCTTCTTTTATCGTGGTGTACTTCCATTCCAGTTCCAGCTTGACGCACTGTCCAAGACGTTTCTTGTCCATCTTGTTATCCTCTGTGCGTCCGGCATCGGATGCCGAAATGTCTTGTAACCGCCACTGATAAGAAGAGGGGCATTTAAGATACTGCCCATCCACGCTCCGAATCGGATTGTACTGGTCGTAGTCCATAAATGCCCCTCCTTTAAATGCCTACCGGGATAATGGTTTTGCCATTGCGCTGGTTCGTTCTGTTCACTGCCTGATAGAAGCTGGACACGTTGATCTCCGCGCTCCCTTCCTTCTCAAGCAGAGCCTGCAGAAGCTCATTCTGACGGCGCAGAAGCTGGTTCTGATGCTCCATTGCAGCTTCAACACCTTCTCGGATGCCATCAACGATTTGGTCATTGTTGGCAACTGCTGTGTGACCGCCCAGAGAGCCGACCATCTCTGCACCGGCTTCTCGGGCGATGAACAGCTGACCGGCATCGGGGAAACCGCCGTCCGCAAAGCCGAAAATGCTTTTACCAAGATTTACAAGTGCTCCGATTGGGGACAAATCCCAAAGGGTGTGCTTCGCAGTTTCCAAGAGTTTTGTACCAGTAGATTTGTTGGAATCGCTCCAAGTTCCTATCATGTCCTTCCACCACTGCATACCGCCAGCAGCGCCAAGCCCAACGCCAACGCCTATGCCGCCATAAGCTCCAAGATTTGACAGAGCGCCACCGGAAGCCGCTGTGCTACCGACCGCTCCAAGCACGTTGCTTCCTGCCGAACCAGCAGAAGAAGCGCCGGCGCTTCCGATGCCAAGCTTTTCCTTAAGCCAGTTTATAACCGCAGCGCCCTTTGATAAGATGTAATCGAAGCCGTCAGACACGATTTTGCCAATGCCACTGTCCTTGCTGAACAGGTCACTAAAAAACGTTTTCAAGCTTCCGTATGCCTGCTTCAAGGCAGGAACTTGGTCGATGACCTCACCAACTTTGGTTTTCAGGTTATTAAAGGTGGTAATGACGTTCTTCACGCTGTCGATGGTGTCAGACACGTTCTTGATAGCAGTGGAAACCTTGTCAAAAACAAGATACACGCCCTCAAACGCCTTTTGAATGGCAAGACCGGCAGCACCGAAGAAGCCGTTGTACTGGTACTCGTTTTCAATCTCCGCAACGCTCTTTTTCACAAAAGACCGGATATCAGAGACCGCACTCACAAAACCATCATGCGTGTTCAGGATGGACTTCGATGCAGCGGTAAGCGCGTCAATAGAAGATTTGAAGCCGTTGGAGATGTCTTTGCCCGCCTTAGTAACCGCGTTGATGCCTTCTGTGAAGTCGCCCAAGTCGGTTTTCATCTTCTTGAACCAGCCACCAAAACTATCATTGGTGGTGCGCATCGTGCGTTTCAGCGCGTTTGCAGTTTCCATCATGGACTTGCCGCTTGCATCAACGGAAAGGCTGATAGAGCCATTGCCCAGACCGTAGTTTTCATCTGCCAGCTGAGAACCGATGGCCTTTACCGCATCAGACACGGACTGAATGGCGTTCACCGCAAGATCTTTGGTGGCTAAGACGCCGTTCACAAGACCTTCTATGAGGTAGACACCGTAGCCCTTAAAAACTTTGGAAGGGGAGTGGATGCCAAGTTCAGTCTGTGCTTCTTCTTGGATTCCGTCCGTTACAACCTTGATAGCATCATCTGCAACGTTCTTTTTGCCAACGATGCCTTTTGCGATGCCATCTATGATGTTTTTGCCAACGCTAACAGGATTGAACTTCGAGATTTTTTCAATCAGGGTTCCGAACCACTTCACGGCTTCTTTAATTCCGTTGATAACGTCAGCAATCAGAAGAATAAACTTTTCAGCGAAGTTACCATTTGCCGCAATTGCCAACCGGTCAGCTTCATCAACGCCACTTGTAATCCAACCAACAAAAACGCCTATATTGTGGATTGTTTGGGCAATGCCCATCACAAAGTTTTCAATGAAGTTGCCATTCATCTGCAAATCCAAGCGGTCGGTTTCGGAAACTCCGTTTTTAATCCAACCAACAAAGATTGCAATATCGTTAATGATGTTACCAATCGCGGTAACGGCAGCAGCCGCAAAGTTTGCAACGCTTTCGCCAATAGACTTGAAGGAATTGAACCAGTCGGTTTCCATTCCAAAGGCAGTTTTCTGATTTTCACTTCCAAGCCCGCGAACGGCTACGGAAATAGCTTCAAATCCTATAACAGCAAGACCCGCAACAGGATGACCGGATACGATCAGTCCGATGCCAGCAAGCGTTGTAACTAAATCCCAAACGTCAAGGTCGAGCTTCTTCACAACTTTTGAAATGGAATCAAACGCGGAAGTGATTCCTTCCTGCCAGCTTTCAGGGAGCAAATTCAGGATAGATTGCCCAAGATTTGAAAGAGATTCTTTCAGGTACTCAATGGATTCTCCGAGTTTCCCATCAGTAAGTGATATGTTCCAACCCTGTTTGAATCCTTCCGCCGCGAGGTAGACAAGCGCCCTTACACGCTCAAGACCTTTTCGGAATTTCTCACTATTCTGATAAAGGCTTACAAACCTTGCAACGATAATACCAACGGCAATCGCAGCTGCCATTATCGGGTTTTTCCAAAGCTTCAAGACTGCTTCAATCAAAGAACCTTCACCTTTGATTTTTTCAAGAGCAGTAAGAACCGAGTTGCTAATTGCCCATGTCGCAAACCCGGCTGCAATTCCAGAGATGAGCGGAAGTAACTTTTCAAGTTTTGCTTTGATTTCATCAACAGAAGAACCAACGTAGTTCTTGAACATATCGTAGCCGGACAAGTCTACATCGCCCAAGAGGTTGCCAGCAGCACCAGCACCAGAGCCGGAACCACCGGAAGAACCGTTGTCCTTCTGGATGACGTTCAGTTCATCAAAGCCCATGATGTAGTTCTTGAATGCCTTTGCAGCTTTGCCGGTCGCTTTGGTGGTATTGTCCATCGCATCCGTGACGCCACCAACAGCATCGCTTGCGCTGCTAAAGTCCGGGAACTCCACCTTGACGCCCATTAACGATGCGATACCGGTCACAAGCTCTTTGACCAGTTCAACAGCTGCGATCAACGGCGGGAGAATGGATTTCAGGGCAGGGTAGAGCAGAGAACCAACGGCGCGAGCCAGACTGTTCAGCTGTGCCTGCAAAATGCGAATCATATTGGCAGGGCTGGACAGAGTGCGGGCGAAGTCTCCCTGTGCATCGGTGGTCTGCTTCATGATGGCAATGTACCGCAGAACAGCCTTATCAGCCTGAGACAGGGTAGAAACGCTCTGCGAATAGCCAAGATTAAGCAGCTCCTGCTGCAACCGTGCGTTAGAAATATCGACACCCAGACGGCGAATCGGTTCAAGTTCGCCGGAGATAGCCGCCTGAATCTTCGTAAAGGATTCCGCAACAGGGATATTCTTCAAGGAAGCGAGGTCGTAGCCAAGCTGCGTCAGGTTCTTGGACAGCACATACGCTTTGTCGCTAGCCAGACCAAACGAAGTGGTCAGGCTCTGAATCGTTGCCATGTTGTTCATGGCTTCGGTTGGGTCAATGCCAAGCAGGGTCTCCATCTTGTTGATGAATGTGCTTGCTTCGCCGGTCAGTCCCTTCATGGATACGCCAAACAGGTTTGCAGCTTCATAATAGCTGTTGAATTTTTCCGCTGCGTTGCCAAGATAGGTTGCAATAGCTTTCAGCGAGACCAGCTTTGCGGCAGACCGCATGAAGTTGTTCATCTGGCTGGAAAGGCTCATGTAGCTTTTCTTCTGCCGTTCGTTGGCGGCAGTCACGCGGTTAGCCTGTGTCACAACTTTGCTCAACTGCGGAGGTAGCTTTGCAAATGCGTTGCCTACTTTGTCAAGCTGAGATGCAAGGGGAGTAAGAGCGGTGGATATCTTCTGGCAAGAATCCGCAAAAGAATCGAGGTCTGCCGCTTTCAGCTTGTCGGTCAGGTCGGGCACAGTACCAATCGCCTTGAACGCGCTACCAAGCGATTTCAAGCCTGAAATGTCCAAAATGGACAGGGGCGCAAGAGCATTCGTCAACTGCGTTATGCTGCCAGACATGGAGTAGAAGTCCACGCCGTTCAGAGCAGATACCGCGTTTGGAATCTTCTTGATAGCGTTTACAACAGAATTAACGCCCCTCACGCCAGCAGTCGTGTTGACAGAAGAGATGCCATTCAGGAAGTTTGTGACCTTATCCAGACCGGAAATGCCAGCAGACGCTTGTTTCAGCGCAGAAATGGAACTAGATAGCTTATCAAGGCTTGTACAGACCTTGCCAACACTGCCTTTTGTCCGCAAATTAGAAATGGCGGTGGCAAGCTTGTCAATGTTAAGCTCTGCACCCTGCGATTCCGCAGAGATTTCTACGGATAAGCTTGTAATATCAACATCAGCCATTGCTACCACCGTCCTTCTGATTCATCATAGAGAACATCGCCCTCTTGATGCGTTCCTGCGCTTCCAGTGCGCGTTGGTATTCGTACTCGTCCTGCTCTTTCTGAGTGAGAGGAATCGGTCTATCCATGTACTTGATGGGGCTAGACCCTTTCTTGCGGAACATATTGCCAACCGTAGAGGAAAGCGCAGATGCTGTGTAGAAACCGTTTCTCCACGCTTCAACATTGGCTCTGCGGGCGCGTAGTTCTTCCGCGTCCCGGTAGACCTTTGCCAGCCAGACGTCATCACGCCAGAATTGGTCATAGGTCATGCCAATGGAAATGTAATAGGCTTCTACATCGTGGAACAGCTTAGACACAGAGAATGGCTCTGTATCGCTGTCCGTTTCTTGAGACTGTGAGGTTACACAATCTCCCACGTTGCGTTTTTTGCGGTCTTGTCCTCTTCATCGGTAGCAATCAGCGCCTTGATAGAATTCGCGTACATCTCCATCAAAGCAGCTATCAGACCTTCCTTGTTCTCGGTGTGCACAAGCATATCGTCAACCAGCTTGCGCTTGATGCCCTTGTTGCGGGCAATGAACGCGCCATAAAACAAAGTGGAAGTGTTCTTGATGGGGTTGATGCCGTTGGAGAACTCGTAAATCTGGAAGCCGTTGCGCTCAGTGGCTTCGGCGCTCTCGCGGGTGAAGGTCAGCTCGTAAGTGTTCTTGCCATCGGGGGAATGAAAGTTGATAACCTTAGCAGCCATAATAAATGCTCTCCTTTATAAATAGGGGCAGAACCAAATCCGTTGTTCAGTTCTGCCCGGTTTGATTGATTCGATTTTTGCGGTTTAGCCGCCGTTAATGGTCAGGCTCTCGCTGAACTTCGGGGTAGAGTGGAAGATGCAATTGATGGTCATTTCCACGACCTCATCAACGCCAAAGCCGGACAGACCGACCTGGTGCATACCCTGCCAAGTGAAGCCGGAACCGTCCTGCATTTTCAGGGCGTAGTACTTGTCCACGTTGCTCTCAGAGGTATCGTCATAGCCAGCAGCCTTGACGGCGGCGTAGTCGGTCTTGTTGTAGTTGGCGGTAAAGGCTTTGGTGTCAGCCTGAACAATGCCAAAAATCTGCTTCTGCATACCATCAGACAGGGTGGTTGCATCCAGAAGGTTCGGGTCGGAGATCAGGTCGGGCACATCCTTGATGTCGCACAGCTTCGTCAGAGTGGTTGCGCTGTCGCCACAATACAGGGTGGTATTCAGACCGGAGATAGCAGTACTCATAGAATGTTTACCTCCTTAGTTTCGGTAAATCATTCCGTCCTCTCCGATTGTTGCCCCGTAGCTGCAATCAATCCGATAGACGGAATTGTTGTACAGCCCATTCAACGGGGCAAACGATTTGCGATAAAATTTAAGCGGTTCAAGAACAGAATCAACAATTCCAACGATGGAACGTGCTTCTTCAATGCGTCCGGTGTTCTTATTGGAGTAGACCCGCACACGCAGGGAAACAGCGGCGTACTTGCTGTGACCAGCAGAATCAATATGTACAGGCAAATTGTTGTTTTCCTCTATCTGCACACACGGAAACCTCTTAACAGGGCGGTCATCAATTTCGCTAGTGACTAAGATACCGGGCACTTGCTTTCGCAGTTCCTTGGCAACAGCCGTGTAGATAGAGTTAAAATAATCAATCAACTATTCCAAACCTCCCTCCACGTTGCTTCGACCTGAGAAGCCATTTCCTCAACAGCTCCCCACATAGCCATAGCTGCATCGTTGCCACTGGTGTAATTCAACTGACCTTTGCCGGGAACGGTATCCACATAGGTTCCGGCATTGCCGGATTCTCCGTAGTAGTACCAGCGCTTGTGCTTGCCGTTTTCTTTGCCGTATGTGCCATGCTCCCCGATGTTATCAGGCAATGGAAGGGGGCCGACTGTTCCAGCAGCGCCCCAGCCCTGATGTGTAACGCCGGTACCAAACTCGATGTGAGCAACCGCTTGCCCCTCCGCTAAGATGGTGCAAGAAGCGCCGTTTTGGACAACTTCGCACCTGACGTCATTCTTACCGGCATATTGAGCGTTAGCAAAACGAATTTTGGCAACAGCAAGACCTTTATCTGCAAGCGCTCTTGCAAACAACTGTGCTTTTTGGTTCAGGGTGGTCTTGTATTTGCGAATATCTTCCTCAGCCTGTTTAAGTCCGGCATCGCTCAACCTCACTTTAATTTTCACTTGCAGCCACCTCTTTCAGCGCATACTTCGTGTCTGTAATATGCTCCGCGACTTTGACTACAATGTAATTGAAGGACTTTGAAACGTCCGTCTGAAACCAGACGCGCGTGCCTTCATAAAGCGGTGTGTTGCGCTTTTTGCTGGACGAGCTGACAACGTAGCTGTAATCCGTGAACGCTCCAAAAGGGTTTGCTTCCGCAGCGCCGGTAGGCGGGCTGACGTTCAGCATCAACTTTGCGGGTTCGCTCCACGATTCGTATGCGGATTCACCAGTCTCGTTTCCCCATTCGTCCACGACAGGCGTTTTCTCGCCAACCGGGTTTGAATACCACAGCGGGCGCTTATCCAGCGGGCTACCATTGAACATCAGCCGATAACACCTACTCTCGGAACCACTTCATTCAGCAGGGACTGTGCCACATCGGAACTTTCCCACACACGAGTAATGCCATTGTTGGTGTAGCTCGTCTGTCCGTTTGCACCGATGTGGTTGTACAGTTCCGCTGCAATGCGTATCTGCAACGACTGATACTGCGAGGGCAACTCGTCCGGTCTGTTACCGAAGGGGTAGCCCTGTGCAAATATCTTGTCTTTGGCGAAATCAAGCAGCAGGTCGAAGAGTGGGTAGTCCTCGTCCGTGATTTCACGGTCAAGTGCCGGGGCGATGTACTGCCCCAGTTTGACTGCCGCTTCGGAATACTGGTCTCCCATGCTGCTTTCCTCCTTTCGCCTTAGTAAGCCTTGATGCAGTACACAGCGTCCATGCGTTCAAAGGACGGCAGGACGATTTCGGAAGCATAGACATTGGCGTTGACCGGGTGAATGGTCAGCTCAGTGGTGATGGCAACGCCAGTGTTCACGATGGACACGGATGCACCGGACTGACCGGACAGCAGGTCGGCCTCTTCAGGAGTTGTGCCGTACCAAGTGCTGCCCAGAGCGCCGGAAGGAGCGACCACCACCATGCCATCAGGCAGATACTTCTCGCTTGCGCTGTACTGGTCTGCCTTGAACATCTTGTCGTACAGATGAATGGTCAGACCGGTTGCAGATTCGATAATCTGCCGTGCTTCAGCATCCAGCAGAACAGCGTTCGCCTTTGCGGTGACGGTCATAAACCGGTTCTTCACCTCGTCCGCAGCAATCATGTTGCGGAAGGTAGCGGTGTTCATGTACACCTCAGTCACGACCTCGCCCACGCTTGCCAAAACAGCATCCTTTGCGGCGTTCAGGTCAGCAATGGGAGTGGCGGTGGCAGCAGACCACTTAGACTTGGCGACACCACTGATATCCTTAAAGTTGGTGGATTTCCAGCCTCCGTCCGGGTCGTAGTTGTAGGTGTAGTTCACGCCGTTTGCCTTGATGGTGATGCCGGGAACGCCACTGGTGGGAGCCAGCAGCTGCCAGATCATACGCTCAGGAACGATGCGTGCGCCAGTGACAAGCTGTGCGATGTCATCGTACAGACGGTTCATCACATCACGGGCATAGGGGTCGTTGCTGTCCAGAACACGCAGGATTTCCTGACGGTCTTTCTCGCCCAGATGGTAGCCCTCACGGAAGAACGGCATCTCGGTCTCATCGAACTTGAAACCCTCACGGGTACGGAACGTAGCCTTTGCGTCAAATGCGCTGGGCATCAGGGAAACGCCAACGCCCTTGTGACCACGCAGCCACTTCAGGTCGAGACCAGCCTTCTTCTTTGCGGGGAACAGCGCGTCAGATGCAAAGGGCATCGCGTTGGTGGGGTCATTCGTCCAATAGGCGGCAATCGCAGCCGGGGCAAAGACTTCCTTAAGATTCAGTGCCATGTTGTTTTACCTCCTATCAAGCGTTCACGCTGATATTGTCGCGGCAGAAGATGCCGGGGACGGCGGTCTTGAGCGCCTTGATTGCGTCAGCGTCAAAGGTGAAGCTGGAACTTGCTGCTGCCTTTTTGGTGTCGATAACGCCACGAATCAGCAGGGAAGCATTGGGGTTCTCTGCCGGGTCAACGTCATACAGTAGGATGCCGTCAGCGTTAATGGTCTTAGAACCAGTCTCGCCAGCAGCAACAGCTTTCTTGCCAGCCAGCGTCATGGGGTAGCCAGCCTTAACCGTAGCAGTTTCGGTCACGGTAAAGGGGATGGCGGTGTAGTCATTGGAAGCAAGGATGGTATCGTTGATTCCGTTGACCGTATTTCGGATAAACTTCATGTTTTCCTCCTTGTTAATGGAAAGCACTCATTGCGTCACTCGATGCCTTAGAAGTATTTGCGTTCTGCTGTGCAAGGCTCTTAGCAAACGCCACGCCCTCACTGTCAGAGCCGCCCTTGCCATCCGCACCCGGAGGTGTGGGCATATCCTTCAGCAGAGAAGCCTTGTATGCGGTGTCGTGGGCAATCATAAACTCCGACTGGAACTTAAACACCTTGTCCATGTCACCGTCAGCCAGTGCAGACGCAGCCTTGCCAGCCAGTTCAGCGTCATAACCCTGTGCAACGAACTTCTCACGGTAAGATGCAAGGGTCTTTTCCTTGACGAGGTTTTCCTTGTCAGCAGTCAGGGCTTCAATCTGCTTCTGCATCTCTGCCAGTTTGTCAGCCTGTTCCTGTGCGGCATTCTCATCATCGGTACGCCTTGCCTTGAGCTGCTTCTTGTACTCAGCAGCTTCGCCGTTGGCTTTTGTCACGGCGTTACGCAGCTTCTCAACCTCTGCGTTAGGGTCTGCAACCTTTTCAAGCGCAGAAATGATTTCATCGGCGGTCATGCCCTCTTTGTAGGCATCACCAAGCAACACATTGAGTTTCATATCGTTAATTTCCTCCTGCGTTTTTTTACCGTTGCTTCCCTGCAACGCTGCGAAATTTGTATCCCGGCTTCCCTGCCGGAATATGCAAAGGCAAGAGCCTTTACTTCCATTCATCAACGATTTCCCAGTCGTCACACGCCATATTTTCCATGGTGTACAAAATGTCTTCTGAATCAGCAAGATTTACAATCTTGCCATCGTAGCAGTGCATCTCGACATAAGGTTTCTCAGAATCTTTAGACCCCAAGCACCAATAACCAATCCAATGATGACGCTTAATTTTGCGCCCTCGTTTAAGAGCAAACAAAGCACTTGCAAAATTCATTTTTCTCCTCCGTTCTTTGCGTCAGCCTGTTCATTGACCATATTGTTGGTGTCAACAATATGGTCTGCCATTTGTTTCTGTGGCTTCGGTGCCTTCCCATCCTCGCCCAGCTTGCCAGCGGCAATCAGGAAGGGCTTGCTCATTTCGTAAGCAGCCTGCGGGTCGGGGAACAGACCGGGCGTAGTGAACGCCAACTGCGGGTCAATGGTCTGCTGCAACATCTGTGCAAAAATCTGAACCTTGCTCTGCTGGTTGTCATACTGACGACGCGGCAGTTTGATGTTGATGTCACTTGCCATCAGCTTAGAACCAGCCGTATCACGCAGGATTTTCAGCATTACAGACAGGCTTTGGCGTTCAGCAAACTTGAACATATTTTCGTACTGCTGCGCCCTTGCTTCGGTGTGATTCCATCCGTTGCGGACGATAACTGCGCCCACGTTGTCGGATGTTGAGTTCTCGCTGCCAGTAGCACTAGGCATAGCAGTCAGACTGCGATACACGTTCAACATGGAATCAAGCAGGGTCTGGCTCTGCTGCTGGTCAAGCTCGTTTGCAATCTGCGAAACAGAAGCGGGCAGACCAGCGGTGGATTTCAGGCACATTGCGCCCAATTCCTTCACCTTGTTCAACGCATTCTCGTCAACAAGGCAGTTGGTAAACACCATAATGGACTGGATGAACTGCGCCACACCGTCCAAACGGTTGCTTTCAAGATCGTTGATGGCATCCAGCACAGGGATAGCCGGTTCAAACAAGCCCATACGCTCCGGGTTCAGCTTGTATTCGACCATCGGCAGCATTCCAAGAGAGTGGTTCTCCGTTTTCGTAACCTTGCCGTTGTCGATTTCAAAGTACTGGTTCGGCGTATACACGCAAATCAAGTCGTTCAGGTCGTTCTGATAATTGCGTGGAATGTGCAGCACGTTGGCAATGGGCTTGTGTCCGATGCCGGAGTTGTAAATCACATACGCCATGTCCGGGTCAGGAACGTCCACCAACAAGGGCGTTTCGTCCGGGTAGTTGCCGTTGTACCCCTTGTCAGGAAGAACAATGCGGTATCCCTGTCCACATTCCAACATCCACTGCCAGAGCCGCCGATCAAGCGCGTCCTTTCCCTCATACTGCAAGGCGTTGGACAGGCGGGCGATTTCTTCACCGTCGCCAGTTGCCGTTTCAGACCGCACATAAGAGCAGGGAGTGCCGCTCATGTACCCTGTGTAGAAGCCTACGCACTCGTTGGCATGGTTCTCCACAATTCGGTTGGTGATTTCAGCGTGGTACTCCTTCGTGCGGCGGAGGACAGGCTGGTTACCCAAGTAGTAGTTGTGCAGAAAACGAATCTCGTTCTTGTTCAGCAGGTGAATAGGATCTGCCTTGCCCATGACCACTTTCAGCACGTTTGCCCGATTGATTTCCGTCTCCGGCGTTTCAATCGGTCTGCGTCCGGTCAGTGGATTATTCAAAAAGCCGTCAACAGCTATCTGATACTCAGCCATGCGTTCCTCCTTTCCGGCAAAATAAAAAGCGCAGCAAGACAAACCTGTTAAGGTCTATCTCACTGCGCTTACAACTGCGCTTCAAAAGCTATTCAGTTTTTAAACTTTGGTACGGAGACCCATGTATCTTTTGGAAGGTTGGAATCTCCAATTGTAATCCAATGGCAAAGAGGGCACAGAAGGGAGAACTTGCCTTCTACTTCACCAAGATAACGTCCGCAATCACACGGATTGCCGTTTGCGTCTTTTCGAGGACGCTTGCATCTGACTTTTGCTACCATCTGTGCTCCTTTCGTTGGATTTCTGGAAACAGGCTGTTGAGCACAGACCTGTCAGAAGCTACTGGGAAACTGTTCGCACTTCCAGCCGTGCTATTCTTCGCCCGAAGAAAACCATTGCAGCCTTTACATTCAGTTGTCGGACAGACGTAAAACGGGTAAGCTGCAATTTTGGTGCTGCATAATGGATTTGAACCAATGTATGTCCGGTTATGAGCCGGATGCTCTAGCCTGACTGAGCTAATGCAACATAGAAACCCGGCTTGATTGGTTAACCGCTGCTCTTTGCAATGTCATGCCTAAACATTACATCGAGAGCCGGGAATAGCGATGGAGGTTTTGGAGAATAAAGCCATGCAAAGCTAGGTAGTTGGTTGTGCTGCGTAACGGAATCGAACCGTTGCTTGCCAGCCGTGGGGGAGACAGACTGGCATTCCCCAATCAATCGGAAACGCAACATATAAAGCCCGGTGAAGGCGAAAGAGTGAGAAAACCTCCACCGGTGAAAGGAGGAATATGCTTGTTGACACGCACGCGAGTAAAATGACAAAACCCCGCGTGCAAGATATTCCTTAAGGAAAGTTGCAAAACTTCCTGCGTACATTATAAGCCTTGTCAAGTAGTGAAATCAAATAAATAGACCCAGCGAACACAATATATTGTGTTTTTAATCAAAATGGCCTCTTGACAGGCTCAATTTTACTGATTCCGTTATACAATTCATCGGCAAGCTGTGCCAGACTGTCCGGTGCATCATCGTGCGGAACTTTGCCAAGCTGCGTGAACATCGTCACCTGTTCCATGAATGCCTTGTACTCTTTCGACTGGTGCTTTTCGTCAAGGAAATAGAACCGCTTGATGTCCGGCGCATACTGGATGATTCTTGACAGCTTGCTTTGACCACTAGGCGCACGTTGGCTGCGAACAGAGCAGTGATACCCCTGCTGCCGGAGCTGGCTGTCCACCACGTCACAGTATTCATCACCGCCGTTGTTGGCTTCTCCACGCACCACGTTGATTTTGTGCTGGATGATTTTGCCCACGACTTCCGGTCTGGTCACGGTCTTATCGCCGTTATTGAACACAAGGTCAGGAATGAATACGGCATCACCGTACACATAGGCGATAGGGCAGGCTGTAAAGTCACCGCCGCCCCATGCAATATCCATGACCATGAGCTTGCGATCAGGCTCACCGTCAGGCAGAACGCCATTGAAATACCGCAGTTCATCGGCAGGGAACAACAGGCCTTCACGCACATAGGGCTTGCCCATGTACTTTGCCCACCATGTTGCATCATCAATGCTGGCTTTCATATCGGCATAGTAGGCATCGTCAAAGCCAACGCCATAGTCATAATTGAAGTTGCTGTGTCCGTTCTCATCCACCGCAGGAATCACCCGGAATCTGTACTTCGGGTTGTCTGCATACTGGTTCTGGATGCGCCCCAGAGGGTCAAGCACGTTCCAGCGTGTACCGACCATCAGCTCTAATGCGCCTTGCTTTTTGCGGTCTTTCAACTGGTTTAGGTAGGCATCGTACTTATTGTTCAGACGCTCAACATTCAGGCTCTCCTCCAAGTCCTCAATCAAGTCATCGCTGTACAGAACGCCGCCCTCACCGATTTCAACAGCACCAGTCAGCGTACCGCCAATTGAGCGGCAAGTTAGGGTGGGGAAGCGTTTCTTTCGGTTCAAATCAACGCTTTCATCCTTTGCGCTTTTGTCCACAAGCTGAACGTCAGGGAAGATTTTGCCCCAGTTGTAGGTCACAGGGTCAGTGATGATGGACAGCACTTCGCCGTAGAAGCCATTGGTCAGTTTGTCAGAATGCCCGCTCATAACCGATGCAACGTCAGGGCGGTTGCCCATCAGCCATGTGATGAAAAAGATGCACAAGGTGCTGTTATGAGTAGGAATCAAGCGCTTTCCAGCGCAGTACACACCACCTTCGACCTGAATGCAGTTGCCCTGCTTCGGTTGGATGCGCTCAAAACCGCAGAACGCAACACGGCGAGGTTTAGAGAACGATTTCATCTGTTTACGAGGAACAACGCAAGGGATAGGGCAAGTTGGATTAAAATCAATCCGATAAACAGTTTTTCTCCCATGAACACCACTAGAAGAAACGCGAGGGGCATAACTGGTTACAGAGCAACGCCAACCGAATGTTGAAACAAGCGTAGTGAAATCATCGCGGAGCTGCGGTTCTGTTGTAGAAAAAGAATATCTATTTTCGCCTTTTTTTAGCATTCCATCTGTATCAAGCAAACCAGCCAACAGTTCCATGCGCTGTGCAATGCTAGCGGTAAAGTATTCTTCAGGGATATGCTTCACACAACGAGTAGAGCGATAGCACATATCAATCTTTTTTAGGTCGGCACGAAGCCCATCAAAATGAAAATATTCTACCCCTGTTGTCTTATGGACGTAATAATTCCCGATGGCATATCCGTCGTTGACAATTCTTTCGATAATACATCTGTCCTGTTTTGATTCGCAAATCAAGGGCTTTTGATTTGTTCCATCGCCAAGCCATGCGCCCAGTGTGTATGGCTCAACGGGTAGCTTTTTATATTCTCCCTCAACAAAATTGCAAACAGGGGAATAATAGAAATATCTATGACCGCGATGTCCCGGTTCCCCCAATTCAAAGTCATTCATCATCTGCTTTGTTTCAAGCACTTTGAATCCATTAGAATGTTTGCTGTAAACAGGCCACTCGTGGTTTTCATGGCAGTCAATGTATGTGCCGTCAGAGAAATGGCAGCGGATATTTGCATAATTCTTCGGAGATACTGCCAGCACCTTCACAAACTGGCCTTTAGGGCTGATAACTTCATCACCGACTTGTAAATCGCCGTGATTCTTCCAGCCGTTTCGTGTAAGAATTGGCGTATCATCACTCAAAAGCTTGCCGACGCGAGCAGGTAGACTAACTCCCAAGAAGTCAATCCGCTTATAAAACAAGTCCTCTAGGTCATCCGCCAGCACTTTCAGAACCCTGCGTCTCGGCTGATAGAACTTCTTTTCCGGCGCACGATTCCATTCAAGGTAGATGCAATAGCTGTCAAACACATCTTTTGCTTCAAACAGGTACGTCCGGCCGATAATGTCATAGACCTTCGCCACGTCCTCGCCAGTTTTCATCTTGCCCATCATAGCTGCACAGACAGAGCGCAGCTCACCAGAGTATTTGTAGGCATCGAACCGCTTGTCTTGCGGCAAAGCGTCTCTCAGGTTCACCACCGCCTGAAACCAGTCCTCATAGACCTGTGCTTCGGTCGGATTCTGCTTTGCATACGCTTTGATACTGTCGATGATGGCGATACACTGCTTTGGCTGCATAAAAAATAGGCACCCCCTACCTGAAAATGTAAAGAGTGCCTACAACTGCACAAAAATCAAATATTCGGTTTTATTTTAGGTTGCGAACAATGCCAAAGGTTCGCTTCAATCCAGACCCGATGGTTTTCTTCACATACCGCTTATACCACGAACATCTGTGACCCTTTCGGCATCTATAATCGCAATAGCGGCATTCACCTGTTGTCCTGCGCTTGTAAATTCCTTTCTTCATAGATTCACCTATTCTGTTCAGCAATCCGATACCATGTCTGGCGGGTCACACCAAGCTGTTTGGCAGCGTCATTCTTTGTATAATGTCGGCTCACGTTTGCCATCACAACCAATTTTCATAATGTAATCAAGATATTGTTTTACCATCGTGCTATCTTCGCAAATGCTGGCATACATAGCCAACTGGATATTCTGCCCTAAGTTTGATTCAGTTGGTTTAATGGTCAATCCTTCATTTTCAAAAATCAGAATGGAGTTTGCTAATTTGCATCCTTCAACAAAAGCAAACAATTCTTCGTATTTCACAAAATCAAAAATTGAACGCAGCTTTGTTGTTCCATCTTGAACAATCAAATTACCGCCATGAATATTTTCTAGCTTTTCAGTTAAATCCATCTTTTGTTTCTTACTCATATTGATGTTCCTCCAAAAGAATGGTATACTATGGTTGCACCATTCTTTTTCCTGTTTTGGTTGGTTTGGTGTACTCTTAGCGGTGGCTTGTGGTTGGGCTACCGCTATTTTTATTTGCGTATCTTTCGACACGCTCATACCAAGTGGATTTCCCGATGCCAAGCTGCTTGCAGCACTCTTTTACGGTAATTTTGCCTTTTTGCTGTTGCTCTAATAGGCTTTCAAACTGCTGCTCGTCAACTTGCTTTTCCTGTCTGCCAAAGCTACGGCCTGTTCTGGCCGACACTCTCTTGCCATCAACAATAGGCATGGCAGCTATGCCCTCTGCCTGACGTTGCTTGGTTTTCTTGCGTTCCTGTTCAGCTACTGCGCCCAAAACCTCAATAAGGATGTTGTTTACCATTTCCAGCACCCACGTCTGGTCTTGGAAGTCAATAAGCGTGGTCGGAATGTCGAGAATGCGAACAATCACGCCTTTTTCTTTGAACCACTGAAGTTCTCGCTTCATCTCGTCTTTGTCACGCCCGAATCGGTCAAATTCCTTAACAATGACCTCATCCCCAGCCTTGACAGTCTCTTTCAATCGTTTATATTGCGGACGATCAAAGCTGCTGCCCGTCATTTTATCACAAAATACATTCTCGTCCGGGATGTCAAACCGATCTCGTGCGATTTTAAGCTGTCTCGCAAGATTTTGCTCTTTGCTCGACACTCTCGCTAAGAAATAACGCATTGCAATCACCCGTTACTTGTCAATTTTGATTTTATAGGAATATTCATCCAGTTCCTTCGTTGTTTTTGGTCTAAGAATGACTTCGTAATCCAGTGCTTCTGCAAATTCGCATAATTTTTTTACAGACATATTGTTGCCCTTCAAACGTTCTCCAACGCCAGAAGCAGACTTGTAACCCATATCGTTAGCAAGAACTTCCATCGTTTTAGGAGGGCGGCTCTTAATCATAATGTCTTTAATGATTTCGGTGACAGTCATTTTAATTTCCCCTTTCTTATAACGGCTCTTTTTCTGTATCCATGTTACCATGTTTTCATGGAAATGTCAAGCGTTTGTTTTTATATATTATATAAATATACTCTAGTATGTATTTATACATACTAGAGTAGTATAAGGGTGTTTACTTAGTTAATCAAAATCAGGTAGAAAATTTTCTATAATAAGGAGTAATTCTTCCAAACTTCATTTCCGTAAAACTTTGGGTCTTGACAAGCATATTTTCACGCTTTATACTTGTTCCAGCGAAAGCGAGGTGATAGGCTTGGCAAGACGAGCAGAAACCTCGGAACGTGATAAGCTGCGCATGATAAGTACCCGGCTCACAGAGAGCCAGATCGCAAGCATGGAGAGCAGCGCAAAGGCATTGGGCATCTCAAAGGTTGATGTTATCCGCATGGGTATCGAGTGGGTAGCATCCTACGTTGAGAACATCAAGGCATAAAAAATAAGCTACCAGTTCCCACCTACCACAGCAGAACTGATAGCTTATCCACATCACGAAACGAGAACCTGCAACCACCAAGGGGGCAGTCTCCCTTTTCGGAATCTATTATACCAAAAAGGGCTGCTCTCCGCAAGAGTTAGGAGCAAAAAACATGAAATTTCCAACGAAAACCGAAGAATTTCTGAAAACCCTCGCCCACGGCAAAGAGCCGACCAGCGAGGACAGGGAGTACGCAGAAGCGCTGGGCAAGCTGTCCGAACTGAACTATCGGGCAGGGTACGAAGCGGGAGCAGCCAAAAATAAGGTCTAAGTTTTGTGCAAATCTACAAACTTTTAGATTTTGTACAGATACCAGTACTACATTAAGCGTTTGCGTAATTGACAAGCCACAACATATTGCGTATACTGGTTGCACCCACATGAAGGGAGGTGAGTTTATGTACAGTCCTTATCTCGAACGCCACAATCACACGTTCACTGTTGCGCTAACCGAACGGCAGTTCCAGTGGCTGAAAGCCTATTGCACCGAACACAAGGTCGCGCAGGCCGCAGCCATCCGTGACACGTTCTTTGAGGTGCATCCAATCCCGGAGACCAATGAAAACGAAAAATGATACGCTCGCTAAAGTTTGGCGACAGCAGCGAACGTATCATCAAAACCACTGGAACAAGCTGTTCCAGCCTTATTATAGCAGGAATTGGCTTGTTCCGCAAGAACCATAGGAGTTTTTATGGAACAAAAGGTTAAATATGCTATCAATCTTATCAGCGAGAACGGACAGGTTGTCGTGTCCAGCCGTGAAGTAGCAGAACACTTCGGCAAGGAACACAAGAACGTTATCCAGTCCATTGAAAATCTGGCGGCTGAAAATTCAGCCACCAAATCCATGTTCTACGAAACCACGTTTGAAAATCGTGGTAAACAGTATCCGATGTACCTTATGAACCGGGATGGGTTCAGTTTACTCACGTTTGGCTTTACTGGTAAGGAAGCCCTTGAATGGAAACTTAAGTACATTGACGCTTTCAATCAGATGGAAAAGAAACTCACCAATCCCGAACCTGAATCCACGGAAATGCTGTTGAGCCGCGCTCTGATTGCTGCCAACAGTGTTATTGACACGGAGCGCAAGAAAGTAAAGGCTCTGGAAGCAGAAAACGCCAAGATGAAGCCTGATTCCGACTACGCAAAGGCGATGCTACTTTCCGATGAAAGCCTGACTACCACGCAGATTGCTATGAACTACGGAATGAGCGCACGAAAGCTGAACCAGATTCTTAGAGGGCTTGGCATCCAACATACTGTGAACAAACAGTGGATTCCTTACCAGAAGTATCTTGGCAACGGATACGTTGTCGGGCATCCGATCGAGTTGCCGAACGGCAAGACGAAAGAGATCACCCGCTGGACGAGAGCCGGTCAGAAGTTCATTTATAGCAAGCTTAAAGAAGCGGGCTATCTGCCTGTTGGCGAGCAAATCAGAATGGAGACGTGCTGATGGACTACTCGGAAGAAATGTTTCGGCTACAAGCTGAGAACGAAGAGCACAAAGCCGTTTTAGAAAAAAGCCATGAAATCCTTAATCAGGCATTAGAAATCATCATGCCAGAGGATAAGCGGTCAAGAGAAGTTGTAAGTGTAGCGCTAGCAACGTCCGTACAACATTTTTGCGAGGACAGCTATTCCATGGGATACAATGATTGTTTGCTTGACATTCTCAGGGAAAAGGAAGAAGTCAGCGCTCCTATCATGTTTCCAACACTTAAATCGTAAATAGCCCATAAGAAAAGCCAGTGGTTAGAGAACATCTAGCCGCTGGCTTTTTTGTTTAGATTAACCCGCTGCGAACGAAGCGGAAAGCATAAATTCAAGGTAAGCGAAGATAATAAGCATGACAACTATAAACACAACTTTGCCAGCACTTATATATTTTCTGTTTTTGCCGCCACATTCAGGACAGGTCTTAGCCGTTTTGGAAATCATGTGACCGCAGTGTTCGCAAGGAATCAAATCGCTCTTAGGCGTTTTGTTTTCCATTATATTCTCCTTATTCATCCACAAGGTCTGCGTACTTGACTTCGATGCGGGGCAGTTCATCGGTAGTGCTGGTCAACGCTCTGGTGATTTTTTCAAGCCCGGTGAACTCACCGTAGACGTTGATAATGTCATCTTCCAGAATCTTCACAGCATCGCCACCACGCTTATCCAGCATATAATACTCGTCATCGGCATAGAAGCCGTATCCGCTGTTGTCCGTGTAGGTTCTCCATGCTTTTTCGCTACCGGAGAAGTTTGCGTCAATAATCTGAGAGACCTTTACCTTGACCACAACCTTAGTGCCTTCATACTTTTCAGGATAACGGCACAGTTCCTTATAGTCTACAGTCTGACACTCGGTCTTGTAATCCTCTTCGCTGATTTCCGGCACAGACGCAACAGAAGAAGCGGTGGATGCACTTGCCTTAGTGGTGCTGCTGCTTGCAGAGCCGTCAGAACTGCTGCTAGAGCCGCCAATGGCAGACAGAACAATCAATACGATAATAGCGATGAACCACCAGCGTTTGTAAATGGGCGGTTTATTCTTACCGCCGCACTGAGGGCAGACCTTTGCACTTGCGGCAATCTCTGCGCCACAGTGCTTGCACGTTGTCATTTTACTTTTAGCCATTGTAGATTCCTCCCTTTCAAGGCTTCTAAGGCAAGTATAGCACAGAACACAGACCCTTTGTAGGGGTCTTTTTATTTTTGCGGCGGAATTTTTGAGATTGGCAATGGGGGTGGGGTGATTTTGAGCAGAAAAGAGGGGGTGGTAGGTAGAGAAAACGCCTTTTTTGAATTTTTTCAACGCGAGGCCTGTCTCTTATACACATCTCCGAGCCCACGAGACGGAGCTACATCTCGT